CTCGCCAGTGGCCGCTAGTCGGGCCGGACTTTCCGGAACCCACGCCTGCACTTGCATATTCAGGTCCGAAAGGCTGACGCCCATCGACTGCGATCCGCGCGCCATACTCTCCCGCTTCCGCTCCAGAAACCGTTCCGGCGTTCCGTTGGCCTGTTGCACTACCGGCGTCGCCCACCCCGCCAGGGCTCTCGACTGCTTGCACAGGCTGGCAGTGTTCTGATTGACGCCCGAGCCGTTCGCGTCCGCCGCTTGTGGGGAAATCCAGCCCGTCAGCATCGCAAAATCGTCCCGGCTCTGCGGTGTCGGCCATCCAGTCGTGATTAGCGAGCCGACTTCCGTCTCTCTGCCGCGGGCTTGCACCGCTTTGTTCACGAACTCCGAGCCAGTAGAGGCGCTGTCGGATATGGGGCGCGCCGAAGCCCGCAGCGCAGGTATCGACCGCCCCGCTGGCGTAACCCGTTCCTTCCAGGTCAGCTTGTACAAGGTCAAGCCAACCAAGGCCGTCTTTGCTTGCAACCTGCTCGCCAACGATGATTGGAGGGCGGCAGACGCTGGCGAGATAGTGGACGGCTGGCCACAGATGCCGCTCGTCATCAAACCCACCGCCTTTGCCTGCCGCGCTGAAAGGTTGGCAGGGGCAAGACGCTGTCCAAATTCGGCGATCGTCAGGCCACCCAACACGTCGAAGCGCATAGGACCAGACGCCAATTCCGGCAAAGAGGTGGACTTGGTGGAAGGGTTTAAGGTCATTGGGTGTCAGATCCTCTATGCTGCATTCCAGCACTTCGCCCGGCGCAATGTGCCCGGCCTTGATAAGCTCGCGCAACCACGCGGCTGCGAATGGGTCAATCTCGTTATATGCCGCGGTCATGTGAAGCTCCCCGTCCCCGTTGCAAACTTGGCGTCCCCGCCGTACTTCTCGACCAGCAGAGCCCAATTGAGCTGCGCGCGCTCGTGCTCGTCTCCCTTCCAGGTCCAGCCGGGCCGCTTGGTTTCGCGGCTGACGAACTGGGCGATGGTGGTCCCGACATGCGCCGGTGTGATCAACACCCGCCGAAAGCCGATGTAATCCCCGGACTTGAGGACCTTGTTTTGCGCCGGGCTTTCATTGGCCAGGCCATAGCGCACGGGTACGCCGCGCTTGTCCAGCAGCGCACCCACATTGTTGCGGGTTAGCCACACGCCATAAGCCGGGGCCTCCAGCCGCATGACGGACGCGGACCATGCCTCGCTGGCGTTGTCGGGGGCGGCGGGTTGCGGGTCGCAGCTGGTCAGCCGGCGGGTCAGGTCGTCAAGGGCGGCGGGCGGGATATGCCAATCATTGGCCCATTCGTGGAGGGTGACGCTCACAGCGCGGCCTCCGCTTCCCAAACTCGGGCAATGGCCTTCTCGAAATACCCCTCGTCACGCTCTATGCAGATCCAGCGGCGGCCACTTTGTATCGCCGCAATGGCAGTGGTGCCGCTGCCCGCCGTGTTGTCCAGGACAAGCTCGCCGGGGTTGGTATACGTGCGGATAAGGTATTCAAAAAGCGCTACCGGCTTTTGCGTGGGGTGAAGCGCCCCCGAGACCGAGGCAAATTCTTGAACCTGCGCCGGGTAGTTCGTCCATTCTTGCAAATACTCATCCTCATGGGATGGCCTATTGCCAAAAGCACTTTCATTTTCCCCGCGCACTTTGGTATTTTTTGTCATTTTTGGAGAATAAATTAAGCCTTGAGGGTTATAGGGCATTCGGTTTTTACTTTGCCCCACGTGCCCCGTGCTCCCTTGAGAAAATATGCACACGTCTTCACAATTTTTAAGAGGCATATTTTTCGCGTGCGCGAAGCCAGAAGGCCGAGATTTTTTCCAGACCCAGGAATACTTAAATTCTTTGATTTGTGACATGACTAGCGCGCTCGTAAACGGTTGCGCCGCAGTTAAAACCGCCGCCCCGTTTTGCTTGAGAAGTCGCCAGTACGCAGCCCACATTTCTGGAAATGGCAAAACGCTATCCCACGCGCAGGCGGTCGTCCCGTATGGAGGGTCATTCAAGACCATGTCCACAGTTCCCGCCCCCAGCGTGGCCATCACATCAAAGCAGTCCCCGAGGTAGAAAGTCCCCGTCTTGAAATCCAGTCGCGTCATAGCATCCCCTCCACGCGCTCAAGCATGACAATAAGTTTGTTCAGGCCGTAGCGCACCGGCGTGACGCTGTCCCGGGTGTTGCGGGCCACGAGGATGGCCTGTTGCACCACCTCGCGCGCCGGGTGCGGGACCGAGGGCGTCAGGGGCTCGGGCGGCGCGGTTGCCCCGGCCACATAGTCCACAAGCTTCTGATTGGCCTCGGTCCAGCCCATGCGTTCCCACGGGCGGCCTTCGATCACGGCCAGGGCCTCCTCGGGCATGAGCCCACCCTGGCGGGCCAGCACGTCCAGCGTCTTGCCCGCGTGGTTAAGCCGGGCCTGCGCCTCATGCGGCGCGATGATGGACCACGGAATTTGCTTGAGATCCGGGTGATTGACGATCGGGAACATTTTCACAGCCACAGCAGCGCCCCCGCAAACACGCCGGCAACCGCCAGCATTCCCATAACGGCCACATTGACGAGGAACGCCTGACGCGCCTGCTGGTCAATGATGCGCTGGTTGAGGCGTTCCAGCCGGGCTAGCAACTCGTCATTCTGCATATCATGAAGCTCCTTGGTCAGGCGGCGGTGTTCGTTCATTTGTCGGAAAACTTCTTTCAGCTCGTCCGAGGTCATTGGTCAAACGTCCTCTATCACGTAGCGGGTTTCGAGCGTGTAACCGACCGCCAGGACGGACGAGAACACGAGGAGAGAAAGAATGGCAAGGTGCAGGCGGGTCATAGGATCCTCGCAGCTTCCCGGGCGGCGCGCACGCAGTCCTCGGGGGATTTATTTTCGATGTAAGCGGTCAGGAAGGCGTAGCGGGCACGGTGTAGCGCCGGGGCCGGGCCCAGCGCTTTGGCCTTCAATTCGCCGGACAGATCAAACCACAGTGCCCGCATGATCGCGTCGCCTTCGGGGTCTTGTGCGGCCTTGAGCCGGGCCTTGGCGGCCACTTCATTGGGGGTCATCTTTGCCAACTCCATTGGTGAATTTGATCGGTTCCATAAGGTCGCGCTCGTGCAAGACTGTGTGCGGTTTCATAAAAAACCACATAACCGCGATGTCCTGCAACGCTTGCTCCAGAACGTTTTCCATCTGCGCCCGCGAACCGCCGGCCACGGCTTTTGCGCTCACGCGCGCCCAACGCTCGGGGCGCTTCCATACTTTTGTGGGGGTCATTTTGCCAACTCCGTTGCTGATGCGCCCACCATACACTAAATGACGGCACCGTCAAATAGAATTTTCTCTATCAGGGCGGCGGCCTCGCGGGCGTCGTAGGTCATGGGGGTTAGCACGTCCACGCCGAAGCGCTCAAGGAAGAGCTTTTGCATCTCCCGGTCGGTCAGCCCTTCGGCCTTGCGGTAGCCGCCCCATGTGGCCATGGCCTGGCGCAGCACCTCCAGTACAGCATTGCGCGTCTGGTGCGCTTGGTGCACCCCCGCTTGCTTGGCAATCTTGGCGTCCATGTCGGCGTCAAACGTTTCCATTTTGGCCGCGTGGCTCTTGGCATTTCGCAGAATATACCCCTGCGGAAGGCCGGTAGCAGCCAAGCGCGCGCGGTAGTCGTCCAGGGACGGGAGACCTTGGGCTTTGGTATGTTGTAGGGCCTGCAGTTCTTTGGCGGCCACTTCCTCACACGCGAACGCCTCTTGCACTTTGCCCCGCAGCGCATCCAACATGGCCGGGTCCATCATCACCATGTCACCGGCGACCATGGCCGGGGTTGACCGGTCGGCGGGCGGCGGCACTTCCCAACCGCACCATGGGCAATGCGTGCGGAAGCGCTCGAACGGTTGCGCGCAATCCGGCGCGTTCAGGCAAGCGCGGTAGGCTATGGCGTCCGACTTGCCGCGGCTCCCGCGTGTGGACACAAGCGACCATTGGCGCGGGCGGTCGGGCGGCCCGTGGCGGGTGAAATTGCCCACATGGTCCACGATGTAGGCCAATGGCTTGGGGCTGGCCGCGATGGCCGCCAGGCGTTCCTCCCGATTGCGGGCTGCGCGATAAGCGGGCGTCATGAAGGGCCGCAGCACGCGGCCAATCTGCTGGCGAACCACGATGATGGACGCCGAGGCGCGGGCCAGAATAGCCACCTCCAGCGCCGGGAAGTCCGTCCCCTCGCTGATAACGTCCACGGCGATGACCACATGGACCTCGCCGGCCTCCAGCCGATCAAAGACCCGCCAGCGGTGGTCCTCGTCGGTCTCGCCGGTTATCAGCTCGGCCACATAACCCGCCATTCGCATGGCCTTGAGCATGTCGCCTGCGGTCGTGACATTGGAGGCGAAGAGGACAGCGCGGCGAGGCATGGCGCGCGCCGGTATCCCCCCGATGACGCCCATGTTCAAATTGCGGAATGTGGCCACCGCGTCGCCCACGATCGGCGTTTGACCCTCTGCGGCCTTGAGCTGCGCCGTGGACCAGTCGCCGGACGCGCCGACCGCTCCAAGCAGCTCGGTCACATGGCTGTCGGCGCATACCACCCGGTAGTCGCAGAGATAACCCTCTTCGATCAACCAGCGCATGGGCGGGCCGTCTACCATGGCGTCAGCCACCCCGTCGCCGCCGAGCGTGGGCGTCCCGAGGCCCTTCCCGTCAGGGCGCTCGGGCGTAGCTGTGGGCAAGAGGCCGCGAACCTGCGGGTGCGTAAATTTGGCGATGGCCGTGTGCCACATGTTGTCCAGGACGACATGGTGGCCTTCGTCCACCACCCACAGCGTGACTTGCGCGGCCCACGCCTCCAGCCCCTTGCGGCGCACCAGCGTGGCAACCGACGCCACCACGCAAGGCGCATTGGGGTCAAGGAAGGACCGGCCGAATTGCTTGACTTGCCGGGCGGCGATCTTGCGGCGGGTCTTGTCGCTGGCGATGACCTGGTGGCGGGTGCCACACTCGGCCAGGGCCATGGATAGCTGGCTGACAATGGTGTCGCGGTGGGCGATCACGCAGGACGCGCCCACATTGCGCTCAATCATGGCCGCGATAATCCGGGTCTTGCCGCCGCCGGTGTCAAGCCGCATGATGACCACACGGGCACCGCCGGCCCACGCCGCCGCCACGTTGCCGTCAAGCTCTTGCTGGTAGTCGCGCAGGGTGACGCTCACAGCGCGGCCTCCGCTTCCCAAACTCGGGCAATGGCCTTCTCGAAATACCCCTCGTCACGCTCTATGCAGATCCAGCGGCGGCCACTTTGTATCGCCGCAATGGCAGTGGTGCCGCTGCCCGCCGTGTTGTCCAGGACAAGCTCGCCGGGGTTGGTATACGTGCGGATAAGGTATTCAAAAAGCGCTACCGGCTTTTGCGTGGGGTGAAAACCACGTTCCGTATCAAACGGTAAAACTTGATTTGGAGTTTCAAATTCCGGACGCAAGTATTCTTTTTTCTGAGTTTTTTCACCGCCAAAAACTGGGGAGTGTGAAACCGGGGTCCGAGTTCCCCCATGTTTAGTGCGCGGTCCCCGCTGAGGGTTATACGCCGGGGTGTTTTGGCCAAAAACCAACACACTTTCGACACATCTTAAAGGTTGAGTTTTGGCTAACATATTGCCAGTTTTTCGATTTTTAACCCAAAACCATTCGTGTTTGAATTTTTTAATTTGGCTCGTAACCAATGCGCTTGTAAACGGTTGCGCAGCGGTCATTACCGCGGGTCCGTTTTGCTTAAGGAGACGCCAATAAGCGGCCCACATTTGCGAAAGGTCTAGAACGCTATCCCACGCGCAGGCGGTCGTCCCGTATGGCGGGTCATTCAAGACCATGTCCACGCTGCCCGCCTCCAGCGCGGCCATCACCTCAAAACAATCCCCGAGGTAGAAAGTCCCCGTCTTGAAATCCAGCCGAACCATTCTCGCCAACTCCTCAAAATTTTATTTGACCGTGCCGTCATATCGCGCTAACTATGGCCTCGTCAACCACGAAAGGCTTCATGACATGATCGAAGTAAAATTTTCCACCAACACACTGACCGAGGACGAGGCCCGCGCCTTGATCAACCTCATTTCCACAACGGCGGGGTTTTCCGTCGCCGCGCCTATTGACCTGCGCGCCCCTGACGGCTTCCCGATGCAAGGCAACGCCGCCGAGATGCTGTTGACCACCAGCGATAAGGACGATGGCCCCGGGGACCGTCAGTTTATGGCGCCCGGAGGTCTAGACAGCGCCGGCACGCCGTGGGACGAGCGCATCCACGCCAGCACCCGCACGACCAACAAAGACGGCACATGGACCCGCCGCCGCAACACGCCCGACGAGGTGTTCGCCACGGTCATGGCAGAATTGAAAGGCGCGCCCGTTGCGCCACCGCCGCCGCCCGAGCCGTCCGCCGCCGAAGCGTTCAGCGCCGCTCCTCCCCCGCCGCCCCCGGCACCCAAAGAAGACCTTGAGGCCGCCGCTACTCGTGCAGTGGCCGCCGCGATCCCCGGAGCCCCCGCCTTTGTGGCCATCATGGGCGAAGTGACCAAGGCGCAGGCGGCGGGCACGATGACTGGCGATCGCCTCAAGGAGATCCTGGCGCAATGCGGGCTTGATGGCCTCGGCAAGCTAGCCACCGCCGACGATGGCACCCGCTCGGCGGTTATGGCGCTGGTGCAGGGATGACCAACAATACCGATGATTTCAGCGTGTCCCCGTCGCCCCGCCTTATCGGGCGGACTATGGTGCACAACGGGAACGGCAAAACATATACCATTCTTGGTTATGTCTGGCTCGGTGAAACGGACCGGTGGGGTTACCTCCACCGTGCCGCTGGTGAAATGGGGCCGCTTATTGCCCGCCCCATTTCACATCTTGACGGCAAGTTGAGTAACGGTCAGCCCCGTTATTCGTTTTTCTCTTGGGAGGCACCATGACCGGAATTTTCCTTCCCCCTTGGGCCGCCAACAAATGGGGGCCGGGCGGTTGCCCGGCATTCCCCCGCATGTTGCAGGAATTCCCCGACGACCAGGACCACCCGTCCGCCCGTGAAGGTCAAGCCGCCTTGCACTACATTACCGAAACCATCCGGGGCCGCCCGGTTGGCGAGTACGCCACGAATAAGCACCCGATCACGCAGGACATGCGCGACGACGGCGAGCAAATGCTGACCGACATGCGGGCGGTCATCCAGCCCGGCGTTGAATGGTGCATTGAGCAAGAGCTCCAAATGCCGCAGGTCCACCCGACCATGAACCGGGGACGCATCGACTTCGGGGCGATCGACTGGAACACCCGCACGGTGCATTCGTGGGAATACAAATACGGCCACACTGACGTGGACGTTTACGAGAACTGGCAGCTGGTTGACTACGCCGTGGGCTTGGTCAACCTGTTCAACGTCCCGCTGAGCGACGCCCCATGGACAATTGATTTTCGGGTCTATCAGCCCCGTTCGTTCCACGGCAGCGGCCCCATGAAACGATGGAACGTCAACGGGCCGAAATTTTACGAGCTGGTGGACCGGTTGGCCGCTTCCGCCGCCGAAGCGTCACAGCCGGGCGCGCCATTCCGCACGGGCCCGCAGTGCGACAATTGCCCCGCGCGCCACGCTTGCCCGGCCCTGCGCGCGGTCGGCGGTCGGTCCATCGACATGTCAAAGCGGGGCTTGCCGCATGTGCTGGAACCGCTCCAGGCGGGAATTGCGCTGCGTGAGATCCGCGCCGCGCGGGAACGGCTGGAAGATCTGGAGACCGGTCTGGAGGCGCAGATCATGGCGGACCTGCGAGCCGGGAAGACGGTTCCATATTGGGAAGCCGTGCCGTCACAAGGCCGCGAAAAGTGGGACGTTCCCGCTGACGTGGTCATATCCACAGCCAAGCTTATGGGCCACGACCTGGCCAAACCTGTGGAGGCGCTCACGCCCGCACAAGCCCGCAAAAAAGGATTTGACGAAACCGTCATTTCGGCCTATGCAAGTAGACAGCCCGGCGAAATCAAGCTTAAACCCGTAGACAGCAAAGCCGTTCGCAAGGCATTCAGCTAACCCAAGGAGACTACAAGATGGCAAAAGCAACAATCCGATTGACCAGCCCGCGCGGACGGCTCGTCCAGGGTGACGCGTTTGAAGCGCAGACGACCGACCAGAACGGCGTTCCGCTGACGATCAAGCAGGGGCCTAACGCAGGCCAGCCCACCAAGAAATGGTATATGGGCGTAGCCTTCAAGAAGGGTCTTCCCGAAGTTGAGGCGTATATTCGTCAGATCGGCGCATTTGCCGCGCAAGTGTGGCCGGCGTATTTCCCAAGTGGTGCAACGGGCCAGCCGCCTCTCTTCGGCTGCATTCGTCCCAACTTCTCCATTAAGATCGTGGACGGCGATGGCGTGGACGACAATGGCAAGCAGAACCGGGACAAGCCGGGCTTTGCCGGCCATTGGGTCGTCAAGTACTCGACCAACCTGCAGGCCCCCGGCGTGTGGCAAGAGCCCAACTTTGACGAGATGGCGCGCGTGACCGACCCCCGGCAGCTGCCCACCGGTTATTTCGTCAAGATCAATCACACGCTGCAGAGCAACGAGAATGACCAGCGCTCGGGCCTCTATGTCAACCTCGACAAGGTGGCAATCTGCCAGGACCAGAACGGCGCGGAAATCATTCAGTCCGGCCCGTCGGCGGCGGAAGCGTTTGGCGGCCCCGTGATCACGACCAGCTACACGGTCAATCCGCCCGCACCCCCGGCCCCGCCGGCCGCAGCGGGTGGCCTCGTCCCCAATCCGGGCGTGGACCTGGCGCAGTACCGGGCGGCGGGCTGGACCGATGACCAGCTCGTGCAGAACGGGTTGGCCACACGCTCGGCCCCTTTGCCTGTCGCGCCTCCACCGGCGCCGCCTGCTGCTACCCCCGCTGCGCCGCCCCCACCGGCACCGCCTGCGACGCCATCCCCTTCTAGCCCTCCCCCGCCGCCCTATTCCGGCTTTACGCGGGTGATGCTGCCGGCGGCCAATGGACAGACCTACGACGCAATGATAGCGTCGGGATGGACGGACGCGCTCTTGATACAGCACGGCATGATGACCGCTTAAATCATCGGTCGGGCGGTTCCCCCTCCCCATGACGCCCGACCCCGGCCCGCCGCGTCCATCTCCTCCCGACGCGGCGGGCCACTTTTATTCCCCAAGGAGTTGGCAAACATGAACGTCTTTATGAAAACTTCGACTGACAAGCGGGGCCTTTGGTACGTCTTCTGCCATGACCCATCATTCTACCTCGGGCCATACCCTTCTGAAAGGGCGGCGGAACAGGTAAAAAACGCCGTAACGCTTGCGTATTTCCACGGCTGGGAAGAAATTCAAGAAGGCATGCGGGATCTGTTGGGGCTGTCCGATGTGGGCAATTGAGCGTCACGCAACAATAGATTTTGAAACGTTTTCGACAGCGGGTTTCGTGTGGAACGAAGTCGGCCAGTCATGGGACGCCCCACCCGGCGCGCCCAAGAAGGGGATTAGCGCGGTCGGCGCGCTGGCCTACGCCGAGCACCCGTCCACCGAAGTGCTGACGCTATCGTTCAAGCTCCCCGGGGACGTGGCCAAGACACGTTGGCGGCCCGGCCTACCCAATCCCCAAAGGCTCTTCGACTACATCGCCGCCGGTGGCCTGGTGGAGGCGCACAACGTCATGTTCGAGCGGGCCATATGGCACTACGTTTGCCGCCGCCTCTATGGCTGGCCGGACGTTCCCGCGCACCTGTGGCGTTGCAGCGCGGCAAAGGCCCGTGTGAACAACTTGCCCGGTGCGCTGGCCAATCTGACCGATGTGCTGCCCGTCAAGGTCAAGAAAAACCCCGATGGAAAGCGGCTGATTAACAAGTTTTCGGTGCCGCAGAAACCAACCAAGAAAAACCCCGCCAAACGCATTTACCCGCACGACGACCCGGCGGATGCCGAGAACCTTTATTCCTACTGCGACGAGGACGTGGACGCCGAAGAAGAGGCCAGCGCCCTCATGATGCCCATGCGCGTGGACGAATTGCGCTTTTGGCTGCTGGACCAGAAAATCAACTGGCGCGGCGTCGGCGTGGACCGGGCGTCGGTGCGCAACATGATCACAGTTTTGGAGCAAGCCCAAGCCAAATACGGCCGGGAGTGTGAGGCGATCACGGGCGGCCTTAAGCCTACGCAGGTTCAAAAGCTTCAAGGCTGGCTGGCGGGTCGTGGCGTCTTCATGGATAGCTTTGACGCCGAGGCTATTGACGAGGCCGCAGCCCGCCCGGACCTGCCAGCGGACGCGCGCCGCGTGCTGGAAATCCGCCAGCTGGTCGGGTCCGCCAGCGTCAAGAAGCTTTACGCGTTTGAGCGCTCGGCCAACACAGACAACAGGGTGCGCAACATCATCACCCACCACGGCGCGCGCACGGGCCGCCCTACCGGCGACCTAGTGCAACCGCTCAACATGCCGAAGTCCGGGCCGGATCTGTTTTACTGCGGGTGTGGGAAGCCTCACGTGCGCCGCGACGCGTGCCCCTGGTGCGGTTGCCCCATGCCGCCCGAGCCGAGGGCCTACAAGTGGCCGGACACGCCCAAGGGCTACGCAGAGAACCCGGTGGACCATGTGCAAACCGTCATGGCCTCGCGCGATCTGGACACGGTCGAATATTTCTTTGGGGACGCGCTGCTATCTATCTCGGGGTCCATGCGCGGCATGATTTGGGCCGAGGAGGGCCACGACCTGATTGCGTCGGACTACAGCGCGATTGAAGCTGTGGTCACAGCAGCGCTTGCCGGCTGTGAATGGCGGCTTGAGACGTTCCGACAAAAGAAGGACATTTATCTGGTGTCCTGCGCTCAAATGAACCTTAGCTTTACATATGAGCAATACAAGGAATACGCCGCAGAGCATGGAACGCACCACCCGCACCGCCAGAAAAAAGGAAAGGTCGCCGAGCTGGCCTTGGGATTTGGCGGTTGGCTTGGGGCCTGGAAACAGTTTGACCCCGATGGCGAGGACGCAGACATAAAGCGTACCATTCTGGCGTGGCGCGCGGCGTCGCCCGAAATTGTGGAAATGTGGGGCGGACAGACGCGCGGGCGCCCATGGGACTATGATTTCCGGCTTGAGCGTTTCGGCTTTGAGGGTGCCTTCGTCAATGCGGTCCAATACCCCGGCCAGCGGTTTGATAGCCACGGCATAGGCTTTTACATGCGCGGCGACGCACTCATTATCCAGCTGCTTTCAGGTCGAGAATTGACCTACGCAAGCCCCCGGCTGTGGCCGTCGGAACGCGGTGAGGGCGTCTTTGACCTGACATACATGACTTGGAACAGTAACCCGAAATATGGGCCGTATGGCTGGATTGCCATGAAGACCTATAGCGGACGGCTGGCGGAAAACATTGTCCAGGCCACCGCGCACGATATCCAGCGCTACGCTATCGAAAACCAGATTGCTGCGGGCTACCCGATCGTGCTGCACGTCTATGACGAGAACGTGGCCGAAGTTCCGCACGGGTTTGGGTCGGTGGAGGAGTTTGAAGCTATCATGGCCAAATTGCCGCCGTGGGCCGAAGGGTGGCCCGTCCGCGCCGATGGTGGATGGCGCGGACGGCGATACAGGAAAGCTTAAAGGGCAAAACGAGCGTCAGCCGTAAATCGAAGATTGGCGATCCCGGCAATCCCATTGCCTACGTCAACGTCTATGCGAATAGTCACGCCAGAAAAATCCGAACGCGGGTTAGGGACCCCATACGCCCGGTCTACTAGGCTATAGGAAGTTAACGTGACGTTTGGACGGACACGCATGACGGTTGGGAAAGATAGGTAATATCGCAAACCCCAAGCTTGAAAAGACGTTAGCGCGCTAGGAACGTATTGGTCAAGGTCGTCTGTGTTGACAAACAGGAACCGGTAGCAGTTAAGCTTGTCTACCGGCAGAGACGGCGCCAGGAACGGGGTGGGAGAAGCCCCCTGCGCCATCATGGGCTTTGATACCGTACCGGCACTGAACACAACCGTAATGTTGCCGCCCGTGTGGTTAAAAGTGATCGGGGACGCCTGCGCTGCTCCGCCGTTGATGGAGGCGGTAGACGTCCCGACCCACGAAAGAGTGGTGCTTCCTAGGGCTACGCCGGGATCTTCCACGACTTGCTTCATGGACCCTGAGACAATGGTGGCCACACCATTTGCAAAGGTCATGTTGGATGGGACGCCTGCGGGTGCACCCCACTGGTCGATTGCGTATGCCCCACCCGCAACCGCGCCACCTGCAAACCCCGCTTGGTTGATGCGGAACAAAGGGTTGAGAATGAGGTTTTGCGTGTTAGCCAAAGCCGCTGCAGCCGCGGCCACGCTCACCAGAACCCAAATCGAGCCGTTGCGCTGGAAGGTGTAAATGCGGCCAGACACGATCTCACCGCCGCTAAGAGCCGCCCCGGTTTCCAGCTGGATCGCAGCGCCGTTCAGGGTGGCCGCCCCCGTGTTGGTGGCCGAGGCTTTTATGCGGACGGTCATTCCATCCGGGGGCGAAGAGACTGCGGGTGCAAAGGTGGCGGTCATCACGTTGGCTGTCCCACCAGCGACCGCGTAGGTGTAAGACCCCGATTGAACCGCAGCGGGCGACCAGGGAACCCACTTGGTCAGGTCGCTGCCTGGCGTGGTCGTATTGGTCGCGGCGACAGACACCCACGCTGTGGTAACACCGGCAACGGTGCGCCGAACCTCGGCCCCCTGCGGATAGCTGACCGGGTTGCCGGCGTCATCGACCGCGTACCATTCCGGCAGGCCGTAGAGCTGCAGAAATTTCAGGGCATTCGTGATTTGGTAATACAGCTCGTTGGTCTGGTTTCGCGGCACCCGCTTGGACGCCGGGTCCGTAAGAACGAGGGAATAAGCCGGGCCAAAACCCTGCGTCATGCTCACGTCGCCGCCGGGCTGCGTCGGTTCCGGAATGGTCGTCTTGTCGCCTGACGTGCCGAACGGGATCGAAAAATATTTGCTGTCTGCCATCGTTTAGGCTCCAAAGCCGCCATTGTTGAAATTCTGGTAGTACGGATCAAACCCGAAAACGGCGTCCGGGTCTATAAGGATGTTGACGCCGACCCCCGCCGGCCGAGGCAAGAGGTCAAATTCTTCCAACACCAAGCGCACCTGCAAGGGGATTTCAACCGGGAAAACATAGGTTATCGTCATATCCTCATTGTCGAGAACATAACCCATTCCAAAGACGTTTCGAATAGTCAGATTGGCGAACGGGGCGGACCCATCCGAAACAAGCTGGTAGTACCGCAGCCGCAGGACAAGGCGTTTTTGTTCCAAGGTGAGGCCGGCAACGCCCGTGCTATCCCGCCCAAAATTACCGTTGTCAAAATTCAGGCCATCGGGGTTAAACCCGAATACCGGCAGCGCCCCGGTGCCGGACTCGCCGATCGACAGAGGTATGCCCAGGATTACGCCCCACACGCTACAGCCAAATTCGTTGGCCGTGGTCAAATCGAATACGTCACGTGTCCAATCGGTCCAGAATTTCGTCTGGTTGGTCGTATACCAAGCGGACTTGGCCCGAAGGATCGATTGAAGCCCGGTTGCCCCCTCGTATTGCCACAAGATGGCGCGCAGCACGTCCACCGAGAAATCAAATTCCTGAATGCCGCTCATGAGGTGGCCACCGTCACAGCGATGTTGCCAGAAAGCAGCGCTGCTTTCTGTGCGATTGTAATAGGTATTTCCGCGCCGGTGTAGGTGGTCCCGTCAGTGCTCAAGGTGATGGCGCGCACGTAGAGCGGCGCGGCCACCCGGTTGACCGCCGAAGCCAGCTCGAAGGGGCTCACGTCGCCACCCACCACGAAACCCGCCTCGCCCTCTTGCTCGCCGTTGGCGTAAGACACCATGGCTGCGCGAACAAGGCCAGGAACATCGGGATATGCTGCGCCGTTCAAAACCACTGTCACCCGCACAAAAATTTGAATGATGGTTGGACGACTGAATTTGACGGCGTAAAGCTGACCGCTGTACGGTTCGGTCACGTTGACTGTGGTGGTTCCGTTCCACCCGGCTCCCAGGCTCTTCTTGCGCAGCAGCATAAGCGCCACGTCAGTGTCGGAACCGCCGTCCACGCAGGCGTAAACGCTATGCGCCCCGAGCGTGACGGTGTCGATGGTCACGGGGGCGTTGGTCACATTCTCGCGGAACGCCAGCGACCGCACCCCCTCCACCGTGTACAGCCCGGAGACAATCGCCTCGGGCAGCGCCACGCCCTGCAACGCTAGAGTTTGCCGGCGCCGAATTCGGCTGGCAATGTCGCTTTCGCCGGCAACCCCGGTTTCGCCGGCCAGGGGGTTGGACACGGTTTCCCACCCAAGGACGCTGCTGACGATCGTATTCAGCTGGCCGATGGAAACCGGGGTTGCCCCAACATCTACGGCCTGAAACACGCCCAATCCGGTGCCGGCGTCCAGAACGACGGCGCTAATAAGCTCGAACACCGCACCGCTTGCGCCGAGGCTAGCCCGCGCACCGGCTGGAACGATCGTCCCCGCCACACCCGACAGCTTCACGTCCCGCACGAGGGTAGGGGTAGCGCGCACCCGCTGGCCGCCTGTCAAAGCCCATATGGCGTCCAGGAACACGCCGCCGGCAAGATTGGGGTTGATCTGGTTGGCAAGCGCAGCATTGTTGCGGGCCACCGCGTCGCGCGCTTCGGTCTCGGCCGTTATCAACACGCCTTGTGGCGTCTCGGCGGACACGTCAAGGTCATCCCCAAAGGCTGTGCGGAATTCGGCTTGTACTGCAGCCAGCGTGTCCGCCGTGTCGGGAACGATAACCCCGGTGTCAACAATGAAAGCGTAATCGCTCATGATCCGAAAGTCCCCGTGCCGTAAATTGTGGTTATGCGGGCAGTGTACTGCATGGACCCGCCAACCTGCGCAGTGGTCAGGTCCTCAATACCCGTGACGCCCTCAATCTGCAAGATGCGGGCGCGAAAGGCCGCTTCGAAAGGTGCCGTGGTCGGATGGCCTACCCAAACCGTCTCAAAATAGGGCATGCCGTTTTCCTGCGCAAAGGCCATTTCACCAAGGATGGCTTTCGCGCAGTGGGCGCAAACGGCCAGAACCGCGTCAACGCCGTTTAGCAGGCTCATGGACCGCCCCGAAACCAGCAGGTCATTGGTGGGGGTAATTGCAAAGGATTTCATGGATTGGGCCCCAGTGTGTCCGCTCCGCCAGGCACGACACCGCCATGCGTGTGGGTGTCGCCGATATTCTTTCCATTCATTTTGAGACCGTCCGCGTTCATGGTCAAGACATTGCCTCTAAAATGAAACTCAAACCCGTCCCCGTCAAATGCCATGAAAGTCCCGCCCCCGTTGGCCCCGATAACCACACGGTCACCCTGTCCCGCCGGCGCGTCGCCGTTGCTCATGGCGTCGGGCATAAAGAGGCCGTCTTGAAACGAATGCATGCGCGCGGTGTTCGGCGCGTTCTCTGACAAGTCCTGTTGGAAAACACTGATGTCTCGGTCGGCGGCTTTGATCCAACCTTTATCGCCCGGCTTGATCGGCAGAGATATGTTGAACGATGCGTTGCCGAATTGCTGGACCCGCACGCTGGCGATGTTCGCCCGGGACACTTTTTCCCCGTCGCTTCCCTGCATTTGCACTAGGTGCTTGACCGTTGCGCGGTTGGTGGCCCGGTCATACGCGACCACCTCCACCGGCAGCATGACGTCCAAAGACTGCATGGCTTTGGTGATCGCGGTTTTGATGACCCCGGTAAGCGTTCCTTCGTCAGCGGGGCGGATACTCGGGGTTTGGTTTACCATGTGGTCACTCGTTCCGGCTTGCTTCTATTTCCAGGTACCACGGTGTGTCTCGGCTCGCTAGATCGAAGTCAATTTGATAGATCGTGTAAGAGCCATTCAGAGCCGGGTTTAGCTCGCTGGTCAACTTGATTTCCCCGCCAAGGTCGGTTTGCAGGTCGAAGAGGATCTTGACCTTGACGCCCCTTTCAGTCGCCTCGGGTATGCCAATCATGCCAGTGGTGTTGTCAATTATCTTGACCCGGTTTTTGACTGGCTTTCCGCGGTCTTTAACCACAAGGGTTTCGTCATCCAGGTATGCGTCTACATTTCCCGCACCGGCAAGCGCATTGACCTGACGGAGATTGGCCCCGCTGAAAGAATAGTTCGCTATAAACTTGTCCTGCGCTTCGAAGACCAGGGTGGCGTCAAGATCCTTGGCCGCTTTTCCCGCGATGGATGAAAGCTTTTCTTTGGCCAGACCCGAGCGCGCGACCAGCTCACCTTTTTTGAAAGCGCCGGTCTGCGCCTTGAGCTGCAGGCCAATATCCGGGGGCTGCGTCGGGCTGCTGGAAATGATGTCCCCCACAAAGAGCCTGGCGGTCCCGGTCGATTGGCGACCCGCTTCGATGTACAGCTTTTTGGGCGTGCGGTTTTTGTTGAAAGGACTAGTCTCGGTCAGGATATAATTCCGAACGTCTTTTGAAAGGTTGACCACATCCACGTCGGCGCTGTTCTGTGTGTCGGTCACGCCCTTGGAACCCTTGGCCGTGATCTGCAGCCCCTCGTACCAATTGACATGGCCAGAGACCTCAATTCCCACCCTCAGAATTCGCTGGTCAATATTAGCCACGCAGCAACCCCAATTCGGCCGGCGAGAAGAAATACAGCTGCTGCGTGGTCCCGAGCTGCGGCCAGTCGGGCAGCTCGTTGTTGACTGTGGTCATGATGAAATTGCCGTTTTCCATGTAGCGGTACGGGATGAGCATTTCGCCGGCTAGGACGCGCGACCCGCTGACGATCAAAACCCCGTCAATCGAGATCGTGCACGCCAGGACCCCGCGCGCGACCTTGAGAGACATGTCATAGCGCACGTTGTCAATTGTCGCGGTAAGCTGCTGGTTTGGCACAGCCGCCAGTGGTATAGCCCTCATGATCCATAAATCCATTGATACGCGGCGGACCCTTGAGGAGCAGGTCCTTGACCGGAATTTTTGGCGACATTCGTGGCGGCGTTCGAGGTGGACGTGCTGGTTTGCTGCGTTCCCCGATTGGCCGTTGACGCCTGCGTTTTGTTCTTGACCTGAGAAGACGCCAGGCCACTTTTTGGTGTGACGAAACGCGCTTCTACCAAGTGCAGACGAATAGATATCCCGTCGAATGTGTCCGGCGTCTCCTCATGCGGGAGCTCGGAAATAACCATGTTGGGGTAAGAGCCCGTGCGCGTAACGACGGTCAGCAGAGTGGCTGCATTGAACACCCCGCGAATGGCCGCGTAGGTGCTGCGATAGCTGGCCTCCCCGACACAAAGCAAGGGTAGCTCAATTTCAATCGGTCGATAAACAATGTGGTCAGCAATCACCGCGCCGGTCTCTAACGGGTGCTGCATAAGGTCGGCGTATTCGACCACAGTGGCGGCCAGGGGGCGCGCACCAGCGAAGAGGGGCAGGAACCCCGCCCCGGTGATGACCACAACGTCCACGGCTCGCGTTGGCGTTATGAGGCTGCGCGCCAGTGTCGTTGCAGCGGATAGAATATCTGTGATCGCCATTACCGGTCCACCCCGTCGTCAAAGTGCGAGGAGGCGCCGCGTAGGGCGCCCTGCAACGCGGACTTTGCCGCTGCGGCCATGCCCTTGGCGTCCACGGCTTGCGTATGCACCTCCACCTTGTTGATATTCACGTTGCTCTCGCGCTTAATATTCGTGTTGGCCGGTGTGAGCGTGGCAGGCGTCTGGCCTGACATGGGCGTGGTTGCCGCCCCCCGCAACAGCTTCTTGCCTTCGTCCAGCCCGGCCGGGGTCTGGCCCGCGTTGGGGTTGAACAGGCCGCCAATGGCCCCGCCAGGAGACTGCGGGCCCGTTGCAGGCAAGGGGGTGGGACCGCCAACCGAGGCGCCGCTGATACTGGCGGCAAGGTCCCGGATACCATCGGCAACCGCGCGGATTTTTCCAGCGATCAGGCCGATTGTGTTATTCCATGCAGCCATCACCGCGTCAAAGGCCGCCGTGAAGCCCGCCTTGATCGCTTCACCCACTTCCCCAACCGCGTCCTTCATGCTGGAGAAGTCGCCAAAGATATCTTCGAACACGGCTGAAACGATATCACCGACCGCCTCCACCGCCGGTCCAAAGTCCTGCTTGAACCGATCGCCGATGGCGGTCACCAATTCCCGCAGCGCGGCAAAAGTATCTTTCAACGCATTCAGGATTGGTTCCAGGGATTTGACCGCAGCTTTGACGCCTTCCCACACGCCCGTGATATAATCGACATAGAGGGAGGCCGCAATTTTTATACCATCCCAGGCCACTACGGCCCCGGCCTGAAGCGCCTTGAAAGCGCGCCCGATGAAGCGCACCGCGTCGGCCGCCCATTCGTATTTCTTGACGAGCTCGCCGATGACGGAAGGCTGGCCCGACATGAACGCGCGCACGTCCTCATAGGCCAGCGCGAACGCTGCACCGACGGCCAGGATGGCCGCACCAATGGCGAGAATGGGCCACGTAGCCGCAATGGTTGCCGCCGCCGCGCTGGCCATGGCGGGGCCGTAAATGGTCGTAACCACAGTGGCAACGCCGATGAAAAACCCTTCAATAATCGCCTTGTGGTCACGAAACCAGTTCGCCAAGGACGTGAAAGCCCGAAGCGCCGCGCTGACGGCAGGAATAAACAGCTCGACAAGGTCATTTGACCAGGTGTCAATTGCGTTTTGGGCAGCCCCGAGCGCCGCCTGATAATCCCCGGCGATCTCGATTTGCCGCTCGGTGACCACGCCGGCGCGCTTTTCTGCGTCCATCTTGTCCAGAATGGCTTGCTTGCCCTGGAGAAGGAAAGCGATCGTGTCCGCGTCTTCAATACCGAGCTTGCGCAAGCGGCCGAGCTGTTCAGCCTGGCCCAACCCCTCAAGGCTTTTGGCGAGCGCCAGAATTCCGTCAATGGCGCCGACCGCCTCCCCCTTGGTGTTACGGAAGGCAATGCCCCACTTGGCGAAATTCTTGCCGTTGATGCCGTCCGGGCGGGCGGCGGCGTCGTTCAGCTTGTCCCCGAACGTGGCGAGGTTCCCGGTTGCGTCTTCGATGGAAGCGCCGGTGGCGCGGGCCGCGCGCGTGAAGGCGTCCAGGTCGCTGGCGCTCACCCGCAACTTGCTCGCCACGTCTCCGATGTTGTCCACAGCGTCCACCCGCGCCAAGGCCGCCGCAACGCCTGCTCCAAGAGCGGCAAAGGCAGCGGTAGCCAAAGCGAGTGGGATGGCGAGGCTTTGCGTAGCCGCACCAAGGCCCTTTACATCGTCCGTCGCGTCCTTTGCGTCGGTCTTGAACAGAATATAAAAGGTTTCTAAGACGCTCATTTATTCGGTTCCCGACTTGCCAGCCATGCGTTGAAATTGGACGTTACAATAACTTCCCACAGCAAGAAAGCATCCTCTAGCGAATAGTCGGTTTTTAGCTCTTGGAGGGTGGCTTTCCCGTTTGCGATGATACAGCCAATAAATGGGTCAACGTTTGGGTAATCCACTGACCGGCCTTCTGGCTGATACTCACGAAGAAATCGGAGTTCAGCCCGTTCCCGAAAAAACTGACATTGTACTCCAGCTGCGCCCACTCGAGACGCGCCAGGGTCTCCCAATCCGGCACGTGGTTATCAACCAGCTGCTTGGTGGTCAGGGCCGTGCGGTGGCCCTCGGAATTGACCGCCTGCACAAAGGTCATGAGCTTGAGCATGATCTCCTCAGACTGCGTGTACTCGCCAATTTTGGGCGTGTTGCTGACCGGGTATTTAGTCACTATCTCACGGCCGGCGGTGGCCGGGAATTTGCTGATGATATACGTCCGGTCTTCACCCTTTTGGGTCTTAAGGACAATCTCTTTTTCTTCGATCATTTCTTGCACGCCTCGTCCCGCTCGCATTGGCGGTTGTTGGAATAGATGGAGGGGCCGGCGGTGTCGTCCTGAGACGCAAGCTTGGCCGCCACCGGGTCGCTGAATTTCACGACCTGGTAGCCCGCGCCGTTAGTCGCAATAACTGGCTGGCAAGCCGCTGTCCCGCATGATAGCGCGGCAACGCTCAAGAGCCGGCAGATTTTTGAAAGAGACATTGTTTTTCTCCATTTTCTGAACGCGGTTGACGGCCTCTCTGGCTGCAGCGGCGCGCGTGTCGTCAACGCCCCGCTGGTATTCCTTATGACCGGCATAGAGGTAAACCCCGACGAGGATGGCCACACCAGCGGCAAGCCCGACCAGGACGCGACCTGTTTTGGTTGCGAGGATGGCGGCAATCATTCATGGCCCCTTTCAAACTTTTCAATCAGCAGGTAGGCCGCGGCGGAATAGACGATGGCGCCGAGAATTTCATGCTTGGCTTTGGCGTGTTCGCCGCGGGAAAGCATGCGGTTGGCCTCCCGAAGCTTCTTTTCCACCTGAAAGCCCGGGCCGGCGAGAGTGAGGCCGTACCTGGAAGGAATGGCCACGATATCTTGGTTTTGGAAAGCTTCGGCCTCGTGGTTGGCGTGGCGCTCGGCGCCCTTGCCGCTGGCGGACTGGTCAAAGGCCGCGTCCAGAACGCGGCGAAGTTCGGCGTAGGGGCCACTTGGTGTGGCTGTCATGGCCCGCTGCAGCAGGCCTTTTGCGTCCGCCTCGCTGACCCGGACCAGCCGCACTAAATCTAAGTTGTTTTCTGTGTGTTCTTTAAAATACATGCCTTCCGCAGTCCATGCGTACTTGCCGTAAATCAGTGGGTAGTCCTCGGCTAAAAAATATTCCCCGGTGTTTTCCTCAAGTGGCCCCCATTCCAGGCCTTTCCGATCCGCCCACACTTCACCCACCCGCGGCTTTACCATTTTGCCAACTCCTCAAAGAAAAACCGGGCGCGCTTGATTGCGGCCCGGTCCTATTCATACCCGATTTGACGAAGGCGTCAAGACCGAGCGAGGTTTTCGAAGGAGAACATGTACGCCTTGGTTTTCATGCGGCCCGAGGAAGCCAGTGCTTTGCCCGGAACGCCGTCTGTGATGCGGCCCAGGCTCCACGTCTGCGTGGTACCGTCCGGGTAAACCGCCGTGAGCGTGATCACATCCCGCGCGCCGCGCTTGCCCCGAGCCACCCGGTTAGCCTCCAGCAGCACCGACATGTTCCGGTCATCGTCGCTGGCCGGAATAATGTTGAGTGTGAGGTTCAGCGGGTTGGCCTTAGACCAGGTGATAAGGTCGCCATTGACCCCCATGGCCTTGTCAGCAATCTGCTGTGAGGGAACATCGATACTGTCCCCGTCATCGGCAAACTGCGTGATGTCGATACCCGCCGGGAAGGTGACTGAGGCCACCAGCCGGACGCGAATTCCATATGCACTGATATCTTGAGCCATCGGCGTTTTTCCTTAAATCAGAACGTGGGTGCCGTCGATCTTGCGGATTGCATCGTCCTTGCTGTAGACCAGCGTGTAGACGATTTTCCACTCGGTGCGGCTGTCGGTGGTGACATAGCTTTCGGCGGCGGCGTCCAGCCAATACCCCGTGTTCTGGATCTGGTGCCATGCCAGGTCATCCCCCGTAATCCGGCCGATGTAGAGCTTTTGCGTGATGTTCAGAGGCTTGTCCACGCTGATAACGCCGTTGAACAAGGCTTGGTCAATCACGTCCTGCAAGATCGCGATAACCTGGCCGCGTCCTTCTGCGTTGGCCGGAACACGGGACAGGGAAAGTAGCAGCGACATAAGGTTGGCGCGGGCCGCGTCCTTGAGCCACATTTCGTTGGCATACGTGTTCTGGTCCACGGGGTCGGTCGAACCCCCGCCAAGGACGCCGCGCTGGTAAAACGCGATCAACTGGCCGGCGGTCTGCGTGACGCCGTAGTAGTTGATACGGTTGTTGTCCAGGTCCGTGGCCACAGCGTCGGTGGACACCTTGGCGGTCAGGCCGTCAAACTGCTGGAACATGAAGTTTTGCACGCTGTTGCGACGGGTGTAATCCGTCGCCGCCAGCACGATCATGGGGCCCATTTCGTCATACTCGGTCGCAACCGGGGCATATGTCAGGGCCGAGCCGCCGATGCTGATCAGCGCCGGACCAAGAATGGTCCGGTTAGTGTCGTCACAACGCACCGTAAACATATACTCGACATTCCGGGCGGCGTTCCAGTTGGCCGCCTCCAGCACTTCCGTATTGGAAAGCGGGGGCATGAAGAGGAACGAGCCGAAGTTGCTCGAGCCGCCAGAACTGTTGGTGAGCGTGTCGGTGATCGTGGCCACAGCAGCGCCCGGCGAGAAGACCGCCGACGGGCCCCAACCAAGGCGGCCTGCAATGTCGTTCGGTGTACCGGTAACCGTGACGCTGATATCTGATGCCGCGGCCGTAGAGCCTACGAAATTGAACGCGCCAGCAAGGGCGTCGTAAGTGACGGTGGCCGTTGTGAACTGCGACCCGGTGGCCGCACGAATGGCCGTTTGCAGCGTGGACGCTACTGCCGCCAGGCTTCCCGCAGCAGAGAAGTTGAGGCCGGACAGGTTGGCCGTGTTGCCGCCTGCGGAAATGGTCAGCGTGCCCGCCGTGATGGCGTTGAACTGCGAAAGCAGTGTGACCACTCGCGCGCCAAAGATCCGCGGGGCCGAGGCGATCTTGGCCCATCGTGCAAACTGGAGCTTTTGCGGCGCCGTGATGTTCTTCGAAATGAAGCTGAAATAGAACAGCGCCCGAAGGTATTCCTCGGTGGTCGAACCGAAGTAGGTGCCCGCATCTTCGGCGCGGGTCACTTCCACCAGACCGTTAACCGGAACCTTGGGATTGTCGGTGAAAAGCCGGCCAATAAGGTCGCGCTGGCGGACAACACCCGCGCCCCCTACGCCCGACGTGATTTCCACATAGTTGTCAATGCTAATCGCCATTTTCAGACCCTTCCAAAGACCGGCTCCAGGGATATGGCCGGCGGCGTTGTGCTCGTCGTCACCTGCGGGTGAACCAAGGTAACATCAAAACTCGGCATGGCCTCATATTGGTCACTATCGTTCACAAATCGCACTTGTCGAATTGTAGTTATACGCAGGGGACGCACGCGCTGGACGGCGAGAAGCGATAACCCTTTATCCCCTTGTAAAATATCTGACGCTTGTTTGCAAATGTCCATCGCGCTCGGCAGCGTAAGAAATGCGGGGTCTTGCGGGTCGCGCCGCGCGGTGCACCCCACCTGCATGACGGTTTCCCACCATTGTGTCTCAAGGTGCGGCAGGTCACCGGTGCCCGCCGCCGGGTCGTCATAGCGCCGCAGCGCGCCGTAGCGGGTGCTCGTGACGGTCTGGAGAAGGATCGTTGGACCGGTCGATATGGCCACGGTGGTGGGCTGATACGCCGTCTTGACTTGAACGCCGGTCAGGCCGTCCAGCAGCGTGGATCGAACGAGGGCGTAGAGCGCATTCTCAAACATAGGTCAGCTCCACACACAGCACATAGTCCCAACCGTCCTGCGCGTGCCAGGTGGTCTTGCTGACGATCTGCCAGACCTTGCCGGCGTATGTCAGCCGGTCGCCGGTCTTGTCTCGCTCGGGGTCGCCAAAATTGCGGGACGCATAGAACGTGCCATAGGTCTTTGACCAGTCTAGGCCAAGCTCTTGAACCAGCTTGAACGGCACGGCCTGAAAGCTGCCAGGAACGTCCACCGGAGCGGCAAAGTTCGGCACGTCTACGCCCGCCGCATTGGTAGCAAAGCCCGTGAACTGCAGCCAGCCCACCGTCTGCGCACCAATCAGGCCCATGGCCATATTCAGGATATTGGATCCGGGGATGGTCAAGAGCGCTCTACCTTGCCGGTTACGGATTGTTCCATCTGGCCGGTGTCAACCAGCGGCTTGGCAAAGCCTTTGCGCTTGACCGTAGCTTCGGATAGCGGCGGACTTGTCACAGCTCGAATTTTTTCGGCCACATTTGCCGCAGCCAGATTAGCCACCAGGTCAAGCACGCCCTCACCCGTTGCGTGGCCGTTCAAAACGTCCTTTGCCCCCGCCCCTAGCTTGTCGATCCATTCCCGGCCATGATCAGCCACCGCCGGTCGCATGAACGGGCGCGCGGGTATGCGATCAGTCCCGAATTCGTGGATTGTGGCCACGTAGGCGACGGGCGTTCCGTCCGGGTAGTTGGCGCTTTCAAACCAGCCGGTTTTCGCCTGCAAGCCCTCAAGCCCTTTCAGCGCCGCCTCAACTGTGGCCACTCCCGGCCCGGTGCGCGTCACGCCCATTAGAACCGCCCCCCAACCTTACGGAACGCTGATCGCTCGGGAGATCCGCCGATGTAGATACCCCCCGGCAGCGCCAGCGAGAGAAGCGCCCACAGCTGCAGGCCGTAGGGCGTCGTTGCAAGCCAGTATTTCCAGCCGCTTGTGGCCGGGGGAGGCATGTTGGTCACGGTGACCTTGTCCACAGTGGCCGAGGTGAGGACACCAAGTGTGGGTGTCTGACCGCTATTGGCCAGGATGACATTGATCTGGAGGAGGTGGGCGGTCAGCAGATTGAGTGCCTGCTGGAGGCGCGCGCCGTTCAAAATGCACCCGTCATAGGCGCCGATATAGGACGTTGCGGCGGTCCACTGCGCTGTGAGGTAAACGTCAGGAAACAGCGTCGGATTGGCAAAAGCCGGGAACAACAGCCGGAAGGCGGTCACGTCAAAGGTATGCTCGGCCATGCCCGCCCCTCAAATGGTTACGGCCCGCATGATAGCGGGCCGGGGCGGGTCGTGCAAGTGGGGTGGTTTTAAGCGACCAGCTTATACGCCGCCATTTGGGCGTTATCAAAAACAGCGCACATGCGTTGTTCCCGCATGTCGAGGACATCAAGCTGTGATTGTTGTGCAGCGCCATGGACGCGCGGGCCGTTAGCGAATACATCCGACTTTTCGCTTTTGATCAGGGAAATAATTTTGGCGGCGTCTTTGGCAAGGCCCATCCAGTCTTCGCGCGAAGCTGCGGAAAACTTAAGAGAAATGTAACGGTTGGAAATCTGTGCGGCAGTTGCAAAAGAAGTCATGTGGGTCTCTCCTTGTTTGATGACCCTTTATAGCGCGAAATGACGGAGCCGTCAAATAGAATTTACAGCCCCGCCACTTTATTTTCAAGCCCGGCGGCTGTTGGTCTTGGCCGTGTTGACCTTGGGCTTTTCCTCGTCCGGCACGTCTTCGAAGTCACCATCCACCAGGGGCGCGCTTCTGTCTCGGGTTTCCATGTCGGCGGCCACCACTTCCGGCTCGGCGGACTTGGCCTTGACGACGATAAAGCCGTTCTTCTGGTGCAGCTTGAACACCTCGTTTTCCTGCAGGATGGTCAGCTGCTCGTCATTCACCGGCGTGACCACAGCGCCGTCGGGCGTCCGCATGTATTTGTCGGGGACATTGGCGCCGCCGGCAATGTAGACCTTGGCTGTGGTGATCGGCAGCTCGCCGCCGCCGGGCTCGGTGCGCGTGTATTCCATGCCTGCGGTAAGGGTCGAATAGACATAATGCATTTGCTTTGCTCCAATTGAAAACGCCCGCGCAGGATAACCGCGCGGGCGTGTCATTGCAAGCACTTTGACGGTGGCGTCAGATGCCCGAGTAGCGCACCACTGCATAAGGCCGCTTGAGCATGACGCCGGCGGTTGCGTTGGTGTAGTCCTCGATATAGGTCTTTGCGCGCTGTTCCACGCCCAGACTGCGAAGCTTGGCCGGCACGATCTGGTCAAAGACCTGGCCGCCGTCGCTGGAACCATCCGACACGTTTTCGGCGTGCAGATAGAAGACGTTGGCTCCACCGTTGGCCGCGTTCAGTTCGGGGGCCGAGACGACGCGGACGAGCGGGTATGTTTCACGCAGCCAAGTGCGCACGCTGATGCCGAAGTCCGAAGTGACCGTCAGGAAGTCAACAACAGCGGACGGAAGGCCGAGCACGAGGCGCGTGCGTTCCGGGTCGATCGTCGCGCCCGAGCGGGTGCGCAGGGCCGAAAGCGCGGTGCGCAGGTCGGCGGTGATCTGGAGGAACGTCTTGGTCGCCCAGGTCGTGCCGCCGCCGGGGTTGGCCACGGTCACGTAAGCCGGCAGGTTGGGGTCATTCAGGTAACCGAATGTCCGGTTGGTGCCGTTATAGTAGCCATAGAAACCGATGCGGTTGCGCAGGATCTCCAGCGAAAGAGCCGCCGAGGCGCGCTTTTCAGCTGCCGTGTTGAGGTTGGGAACGCGCGACGTGCGGTCCTCTTCCAGGCGGCCCACTTCGAAGCCCTGTTCAAAGCGGACGACCGAGCGCCGCTCATAGCTCGGGTTCCAGGACGCCAGCGGAATGTTGCCGTGGTCGGTGTAGGGCAGGGCCGAGCCGGTGGGCTCGAGAACCTGCTGGATAACTTCTTCATCCGACCAGTCGCCGCCGACTGACATGCCGATCAGCTCGTCAATGTTGCGGGCCTGCGTGATGGTGCGGACGAGGCCCGGAAGCCACGTCTGCAGGTACTGGAGCGGGGCCGCAATGCTGCCGTTGAACACGGTGGGCTGCGGGGCGTAAGCGTCCATGGCCGCGATATCCCGGCGGTCGAAGGAAATGCCAAGATCCGACAGAGCCTCGTATTCCCCCACCTGGTCGGCGGTCATGGTAAACGCGCCGGCCAGCATGGTGGCTGCGGACAAACGCGCGTGGATATGTGTGCTTTTCATCGGTCGCTATCCTTTACGCGATTGCGTTGATTTCCATGACGGCGAGCCCGGCGGCGTCCGTCTTGAAGTGGGTAATGCGCCCGTTCGGGACGCGGGCGGTGTTGGCCGGTGCCGAAGCGTTCGGCGCAGTCGTCTGCAGGATGCCGGTGGTGGTGTTGTACCAGACCCAGTCACCCACGGCGCAGGCACCGGGAACGGCGATGATCACACCGGCACATTCCTGCGTCAGTTCCACGATGGTGGCGTTCGGCAGGGTGAGCGACGGGCCGAGGTTGTTGCCGCCGGAACCGTACAGCACGCCGGTCTTCGGGTGCGTCAGGATGCCCGCGAAAACGCCGGTGCCGCCTGCTGCCGCCTGAAGCGGGGCCGGGTCGCTGGACGAGTTGTAGCCGGCGGTGGCGCCGTCCACTGTGGTGAAGGCGCGGCCATAGACGTTGTAGGACGCGTCAGCGGAATTGAGGACCGCCGGCTGTGCGCGGGTCGGGCCGTCAAGGTAGTATTCCCCGACGACGCCAAAGCCGATGTTGTTCGAAACTACGGACTGAAAAGCCATGGTTTACGCCTTTTCTTTGTACGCGGCGATGGCCTGACCGAGCGAGCTGGTCTTGGCGTCGAGCGCGACGATTGCGGAAGGGACGGCGCGGACCTGAAGAGCCGCGTCAAGGGCGATCGCTTCGCCGCCAGCCGGGACACCCTTGAGGCCGAGCTTGTCAACGCCGTACTTGACCACATCGGCCAGCGTCATGGAGGAATGGTCGAACGTGCCGACATGCTTGGAAATCTGGTCTGCCAGGGTGGCCTTGCGCAGCATGGTTGCGACGATGGCGCCCTCGTCCAGGACCGGGCGGGCTTCCAGCTCGGAAATTTTCTTGAGCATGGCGTCCATGGCCTTCTTGTCCTCGGCGCCTTCCTCTTCGGCCTTCATGTCGGGCTTTTCGTCCTCGACCACTTCGGCCTCTTCCATGTCGGCGTCTTTCGCCTCCAACTGGCCTAGACGGGCGTTCATGGCGTCAAGCGCCGTGCCCATCTGAGTGATGGCGTCAAGCGCCTTTTTGATTGTTTCGTCCATGGCTGGCATGTGCTCCTTTGCGTCAACCGTGAAAGTCATGTGGTCAAGGATCGCAACTTGCGGCCCCATGCGCCCCTGGTCCACCAGCGCCAAATGATTGCCCCGGATTTGGCGCTGAACTGCATCATATGCTTGACCGTTCCAAACGCCTGGCGTGAAATCATAAACGCAGCGATAGCCGCAGGATAGTTGAGTTTTACCGGATTTTATCTTTTCGGCAAGGGTGTTGCTAAAAATCTTGAGGTTGGCCAACATGACGCCGTCCGCCGTGACGCGTATTTGTTCCCCGATCACACCCTCCACGCCTACATTTTCAGCCGGTGCGCCGTCTTCGCCCAACATCGTGTGATCATCGATCAGCGGCAGCAAGCGGAAACTGGCCAGCGTGTCGGCGGCGTTCAGCTCGGTTGCGGGCCGGTAAACCTGATAAATCTTGCCAAGCTCGGGGCCGCCGATCTGCGCGGACGAGTAGGGGAAAACCCCTTCGCGGCTGATTGGGTTGTCCGCCACTTCAAACCAGCCGTTGATATCGTAATTGCGGGCGCTCATGGGTGCAGCATCCACCCAATCGCCGCGCCACCGGCGAAAACGCCGAAAATGCAAAGATACAGAAGCCCCTTAATCAAACGCGTGTCGTCTTCACTGAACATCCGTCGTTTCCTCGGACTTGAATTCTATAACCGGCACCATGCGACACCGGCAGTTGATCAGCTGGCCAGGCAAGCCCTTTTCGCCCGTGCGGTCGTCAATAACCGGTGGGTCATCCAGCGAATAGATATTACCGTTCAGAACGTTCTTATGCAAGGGCCGTGGCTCCTTGCCCCCGTAGCTGTGCAGCCACTTGAATTTCTTGACGCCGAGGCCGGACAGGCGGGCCTTATTTATGGCCGTGGTCGCCTTGCTGGTCTGGTCCCGGGCGATCAGCGCCGCGCGCCTTTTGGTGACCCCATATTTCTTTTCGATGGCCGGTTGCAGATCCGCCATGCCCTTGCCGGTCTGGATTGACCGCATGACTTCGCCTTCGATCTCCAGGAAATATTTGGAAGGGATGGACTTGATCAAGGCAACGTTCTGCTTGATCGACGCTTTGACCACATCGGCCACGACGCCGGACACCACGTCTGTTTTCAGGGTGACGCCTCCCGAAACTTCCTTGAGGCTTTGGCCGAGGCCCACGGCGGATTGACGGCTGATACCATGGGCCAGGGCCTCGGCCAGACCGCCCGCGCTCTTGGTGAAGAGGATCTCGAAACGCTTCTTCAGCTGCTTCAGGAGACGCGCCGCCGCGCTCGCAAAGCTGGCGTCCGTCGTGAAGCCCTCGCGCCAGTCAGGGTCACTCTTGTAAAGCTTGCGGATTTCCTTGAGCGTAGCTGTGGCCATACGGCTGACCATCTTCTCAAGGGCAATGCGAAATTTAGCCTCGGTGATGTCGGGCGTTGACAGCGGCTTGCCTACGAATGTTGCTTCCCCGCGCTGCGCCGCCCATTTCTCACGCTTCGGGGATAGCCGTATCTTCTTCGCTGCCATCGTCAGGCTCCTCCCCCATCAACTCGGTGGGGTCTTCGATCTCGGCCAAGTCCGCATAGTTGCTGTTGTTGTCCCCACGCAGGCGGGTGCGGACTTCCATTGCGTCCACGGCGCCTACGCCAACCAGCACCGCGTCAGTGTCCGCATTGAGCTTGTTAATCTCGGCGTACTCCTTGGCGGTCGGGCTGTCCACCGGCAACCAGTCGATTTCAACGCGCACCGCGCCCTTCGGCAGCTCCAGGGCCGGCTCAACCTGGCTGCGCATGACGAGCTGATGGTGACGATTGACAAAGTCGGTCAGGTCGTTGGCCTGAATGGTTTCGAGCTCCTCATGATAGCTGTCCGCCTCATAGTCGCCCGATGAATTGAAGCCCTTGGGCGTGGTGCCGAGAAGCTTGGTTGCAGGCACGCCAGCCGCCGCCGCCACGATCTGGTATTGCGTCATGATCACAGCATCAAGGTCGTTCAGCGACGTGTCCAGCTGCGACACCTCGTCTTCCTGCGCAATGAACTTGGTGCCGTAGTTGTCGCGGAACCGCGCGGCCATTTCGTTGTAGGCGATAAAAGCGTCCTCGCTGGCCGCCGCCTCCCCGAGGTCGGTTTTCTGCACAACGAGCCGCTTGGTCATGGCCAGCTGCGGGCCCTCGTTGGCTGTGCGCTCGGCGGCGTAGACGCGTTCCATGATCTGTTGCGGGACCGGCACGCCGCCATAGGAATACATAGGCTTGAGAACGTCCGGCAGCTCGCCATTGCGGAAAATGCAAAGGTGGGATCGGTGATAGCGTTTGCCGCCGATAACCCACCATTCTGGCTCATAGAAATGCATCGACGCCGGGTCGCTGGCGGCCTCGCCGGACAGCAGCGGAATGCACCAGTAGGGGTCAACCTGCACAATCCCGCGGTAGCTGCCGGGCGTCACGCCGTCGATGTTGAAGGGCTTCTCATAGTACTTTTCGTCGGTGCTATCGACCTTGAAGAAGGCCACCCGAATGCCGAAGATCCGGCCCATACGGACGAACTGCAGCATGTTGTAAAACAGCCGATATGACTTGTCCGCGCGGCGAATGCGCTCGGTGATGTCGTTCTGTTGTTCTGTGGTCACCTCGTACCCGGCGTCACCATAGGCCCCCAGGTCGAAGCCGTGGCGGATGGCGTCGCGCGCGGGCATGGTGCACGCCTTGTCGATCAACCACTGTTGAGACAGCATGCCGCAAGTCTGGTAGCCAATGAAGCGCTGCGAGGCGTACCAGCCCAGAAGCTCGTCAGGCAACGCCGACTGCGGGACTTTGAAGGTTGGCGTGGTGCCGTCGCCGGCGTCCATGGCCACTTTGACCCGAGGCTTGTTCAGCTCAAGCGCTTCGCTAAAGCTGTCGATGACCGCCCGCCAATGCTCGGGCCTTTTCGGGGACGTAGAAAAAGCCCCGTCCAGCCAATGGCGGGGCGGGGTCTCTTTGACGGGTTCTGGTTTTTTGCTGAATGGCCACATGTCGGGGACTATGCCCAAGCCATGCGGCCCTGTCAATTACCGTGTGATGATCAGGGCGAAGCCGCTGGCACCGGCACCGCCTGCGCCCGAGTTCTGGCCGTTGACCGAAGCACCGCCGCCGCCGCCACCGCCGCCATACGCGCCGCCCGCTCCACCCGTGCCGCCCGCCGTGGTGCTGGAGGAGCCGCCGCCACCGCCGCCCGAGCCGCCAAAGGCCACGTTGACCGTGATGGCGTTACCCGCACCGCCTACGCCGCCCGTGGCCGTGCCTGCCGTGCCGCCGGCAACCGTGCTTGGGTTGTCCTGGCTCCCGCCGCCGCCCGTCGCACCCGCGCTGTCCGTATTGGCTGCAGGCAAAGACCCGCCGCCGCCACCGCCGCCCGCGCCCTTGGCCCCGGCAGATCCAGCGGTGCCTGCGCCTGCTACCGTGGACGCGCCGCCCGAGCCGGACAGGGCTGGTGCTCCAGAGATGGTGTTGGACCCGCCCGAGGCCGCGGTGACCGCGCCGCCCGTTCCGACCGAGCCGCCAGGGGCCTTGGCATAGGTGCCGAAGTTGGTTGCGCCGCCGGTGCCGCCGTTCGCGCCGTTGGTGTCATCCGTGGTAATGGCCGCGCCGCCCGCACCGCCCGCGCCGATGGTCACGGCCACCGTGGACGTGCTGATTTCGCTGGCCAGCCGTTCGACCATGGACCAGCCACCGCCACCGCCGCCACCGCCGCCAGTGCGAACCGTGCCCGCCGCCCCGCGCCGCCCGGACCCGCCGCCCGCGCCGCCGCCGATGCCATAGAAGCGCACGGTACTTGCCCACGCCGGCTTGTTCCACGTGCCCGAGGCTGTGAATACCTGAACATCCGCGGACATGCGTTCCCACACCGCCGCGCCGGTTGCCGTGTCCTTACAGACAAAAGCCACCTTGGTCGTGGTGTTAATCCAGATCTTGCCGACGACGATGCCCGCCACTGTGCCGTCACTGGATACTGTCGGGTCTGTGGTCGTGGCGATCGGATAGAGATCGTTGGTCATCGTGTTGATTGCGTCCCCGCCCGTGTTAAGGGGCGTGCCGGAACCGGGGGTAGTGTTTAGAACTGTGCGTGCCATTTGCTGCGCCCTTTAGCTTTGTGCAAAGTTGTTGGTCGTGCTGGCGAATGTGATATCCGACCGCGCGAATGTGATGGCCGGGGCCGTTGAACCGCCCCCGCTGAATTTGCCCGCAGCCTTGGCGTCAATGATCGCCCCGGCCAGCCGCATGTGAAGGCGCGGGGAACCGTGCACGCCGTCGGCGCAAGAAGCGGACTTGACCACAGATCCCGAAGCGTGGGCATTGGCCGAGGCCGTGAACATGAGGACATTGTACGGCCCCGAGCCGGTGACCGAGCGCACAAAGAAGGCTCCCGGGCCCGTGAAGTTGGACGTGTCGGGCTCAATTACAAGGGCCTCGCCAACCTCGGGCGCGTTGTCCATGACGATGGTGGACGCCGCCGCCAGGCTGGCCGAGGTCATTGTGGCCGTGAAGGCCGGCACTTTCCAATCGCCATAGTCAGTGCCCGAGAGATAGCTGGTCTGGTCGATAACCGCGTCAACATTGGCCTGCAGCGTGTCAATGTAGGTCGTGGACACCCACCAGCGGGAAGCCAGGATAGACGAGGCGTTGACCGGCGGCCAGGCGGCGTCCGTCGTGCGTGGGCTTTGGCCGGCTATGCTCGTCCAACGGTTCTGGCCCGAGGTGTCGGTGGTGGCCGGCATGGCCGCCGTCTGGATGATGCGCGCCGCGGGATACTGCGACTTGAGGAACGCCCACCATGTGGTCATGATGTTGAGCAACGCCGTTCCGGTAATGCCCGCGCTGGCGTCGTTGTTGATATGCTCCGAAAGCACCGCGGTGAATGGCACGTTGCCGCCGTTGACCGCCTTTACCGCGTCGAACATTTCTGCGGTGCGGCGGTACTTGCCCGGCGCAAGGCTCGAGCGATCGGACGGACGGGAACCGAAAAGCGCCATGTTGCAATGCGGCAACCGCTGCGCGCCGCCGCTGTTGTCGTAAAGACCGCGCGGCCCCCACCCAAAGCAGCCGTATTGATCGGCCCACACGGCGGTGTCATTGGCCGGGCTCATCATGCTATCGCCGTGGATCAGCACGACGGGGCGGCCATCATAGGCACCCTTGCCGATGATCGTGGTGGGCGCGTAGCAGTACAGGGCGTTAATCCCACCCGTGCCGTTGACGACGCCGACCGTGCCGCTCATGATTTTGGGCAGCAGCGTGGCGGACGAGGCGTTGTGCTCCAGCCCCTCGGTGTTCGGGTTCACGGTGCCGTTGGTGCGGTCGATGCCGCCCGGACGGTTGAGGCCCAGGCTTGCCACCGTGTCGATGGTACGGACCCAACACTGTGTCAGGGCCGGGATTGCAATGGCGAGCGCATCCGACACGACCACGCCGCCGTCAGGAATGGTCACGCTGTTGGACCCGCCGTTGAATGTGACCCGGTAGAACGTGCCCGCAATTTCGATGCTGGACCCTTCGATGGTCAGGGCGTTGCCAGGGTCCACCTCGGGCGTGGCCGTCCCCTGCGGGTCAAGCGAGGTGTTCTGATAAACCAGACGCAGCTCGGTCAGCGCATATTCCGGCGTGTAGAAATATACGCGGCTCAAACGAGACAGCTGGTCGGCGCCGGGCGTACCGATGCGGGTCGGGGGGACCAGGCGCGTGGCCGCGAACATGTACTGGCTGGAGGGGGCGGCATTGATGACGAGAGACTGCGCGGGAAGCACGGCGCTGCCGCTGCTGTCGGTCACGGTGATGGACAGGCCGGGCGTGGTGCCCTGCGTGGTCGGCGTGCCCGATATGGTGCCGGTACTCGAGCTGAAGGACAGGCCGCCAGGCAGCGTTCCGGTCAGCGTGAAAGAGCGCGTGCCCGATCCACCGGTAACCGACGGCGTGAAGCTGTAGGCAACGCCCACCGCGCCCGCAGGCATGCTGCCGCTGATAGACAGCGCGTCACCGATAGGGCCGCTGGACGAGGAGAACACCGCGGGCTGACCGCCAACACCGCTGGTGATGCTGATTGGCCCGGTCAGATACGTGCTGCTTCGGAATGTGCTGACAGCCATGATCACAGGTTCCAGATAACGACGGGGACAGCGGCGGTTCCCGGGTTCCAGATCCACCAAAACGTGGTGCCATCGTCATTCAGGACGCTGTTGGGCTGGCCGGTCACCGGGACGGCTGGCTGCGTGGCCAAATCCAGCGCCCCGGGCTTGGTGTTGGCGCTGGTCGGAATGATGAAAAGCTGCGCGTTGGGATTACGCGGAAAAACCCCGGCGATCTTTGAGACCGCCGAGGCGACAAGGGTCCAGTCATTTGCAGCGCAAGAAACGAGGGCGGCAGTCACAGCCATATTGCGGGCCTCCATAGGTTGGCGCCATAATGGACATGACCGCCGCGTTCGTCAAGCTAAGGTGAGGCCTTCTTGTGGCTCGTTCCTTGAAGGATAGAAGGCTTCTGTAGTTCATAAACGATTTCTACATGCCGTCCGGCCAGAAACAGCCCCTCAATCGGGTCAGAACAAAGAGGGTCCTTGTTAAAAGTCAGTTCATGCTTGTCGTCACCGTACACCAAGAAAACTTTTGAATTGACTGGTTTTTCAAAAGTTACGCGAACGTCTGTAACGTCAAAATTTAGAGTTGCGCCAAACTTAAAAACATTCATGACACGTCCTCGATATCCACCTCCAGCCCGATCAGTGCCGTGTGCACCGCTTCCTTGGCCTTGCGCACGTCCGCCAGCTCGGCCTCACGGTCGGCTATCTCCTTGACCAGCTGCTTTTCGCGGTCGCCGTAGCTGGTGGCGCTGCGCTCTAGGTTGTTGCGCAGGGCTTCCGACGCCTTGAGGACGCGGGGCGGGTTGGCCACGGCCTTGGCCATTTCGTCCAGCTGCGCCGCGTCGTTGTCGATCGTGGGTGTACCCAAGTCCGGCATTGGGCGTACTCCGTTAATCTCAACAGTGAGAGGCTGAACACCCACGCCAAAAGCCCGATTACTTCTCGGTGGCGGGGTAGCCTGGTGGCTTGTTGTGGGCCTGAGCGTCCCGCCGCGCCATTCCGTGGGAATTATTCTTTCAAACATTTGCCAACTCCTTTGTTGTGCTAGGCGCTTTTCCAACGTGCGCTAGTGCTCTTGATCGGCCTGGCCTCGGTGGGCGCAACGCCTTTTTCCGGGTCGTATTGCTTGTGCCAATTTTGCAGGACTTCTTTCAGCCGGTCTTGGCCCATAGGACTGTCATTGCTTACAATTTCTGAAGGCACCGATTTGGTCATCTTACTTCCTCCCGATTTCTGCTACCCAAGCGACACCAACGGCGACGCCATACCCCAAAACGATGATGAGGCCCGCCAGCTCATGCAGAACCACAGGGCCTACAACTACCGGCCAGGGGATTTCAGTAACGCCGGTCAGGTTTCCCATGGACATGCCCGCCACAAGGACCGAAGCCCACGCGGCTATGCGAGTGCCAAGCCCGCTTCCGTTTGCCATTTTGCCAACTCCTTGTTGAAATAGGTGTGGACGGTCCCCTCTAGTTAGAGCCTATCTCCGGGCCTTTGCCGGCGGTAACTAACCCCGCACCCACAAGGAGAACAGGGAGGGCGAACCGTCCACGCCCGAGCTATATCTGTATTTGACGCCGCCGTCAAGTCACTTGAACGCGTCCAGGAAGCTGGCCTTGCGGGGCGCGCAGTAAATCATGATGCTGTCGGCGTGGTTGGGGCTGGCCGCGCCATCGGGGGTCTTGTCCACGGTGACCTTGCCCGCTGTGGATATTGTGTATGTGGGCTGCGATAGCTGGATGATGACCTTGCCGAGATCCGGCATGGACCCACTCAAGCAAATCAGGTCGTCAACGTGGTAATCCCCGAGAGACTTGGCCTCAACCGCGCGAAATGTGCGCTGAAACCGCACCCGGGTTTCCCACCAGCCTTGCGCCTTGGCGTTGGCGAAATAGTCGCCGTTAAGCCGGGCGTTCTTCCGGGTCTTGGCGTCCTCGGGGTTGGCCGTGGGGATCGGGTCATCAGGCTTGTGGACCCCGCCCGAGCCGCGGAACGGCTTGACGTTGATCGGCTTGTGTTTGGCCTTCACACGATCGGCGTTGATCACACGGGCGTCGCCGCGTACCCCCGCGCCCAGACCGTCGGCGTCATAGTCGAACTCGGTCAGGCCAAACTCGTCGCATAGGCCAAACACATGCGCGACCGAGCCGAATATGTCGTCTCCTTTGCCGCTCCAGGCCCGCACGTCTTCGATGCGCACGCCCTGGCCGTAGCAGAAAGCGTTCTGGTCCTTGCCCTCGTCGGCCACGTCCATGGCCCCGCGCTTGGACCCCCGGAACGTGACGCCCAATTTCTTGTCGCAGTCAATGGCCGCCTGCACCCACGCCGCCGGAATGAGGATGCCGGTCGCGCTGGCGGTGTAGGACAGGTCCACCTCTTGCGCCAGGGTCACCGGGTCAAGCTTGCTCACCTGGTCGGCATACCATGCCTCGTCTTTGCGGGGGTCGTCGCGCCAATGGAATGTGAACACGTCCGCCGGGTCGGTCTTGGCGTTGAACCGGCGTTGTGCAAAGGGGTTGGCCATCCCGCGCGGGGTTGACACATCAATGCGGCAGTTGGTGGTTTGGGACAGCGCCGCCTCCACTTGGTCGGGCCGCTTCAAGCTGGCCGCCTCGTCCACGAAGTAGATCGCCGCGCGCCCGCCGCGCCCGATGTTGTCGCCGGCGTCACCCTTGATAACGCTTTCGGTGATCGGCAGGGATATGCGCATATGTGAGCTGTCGGCCTTGGATGACCACGGGCCGCAGATCTCGGGCGGCAGGTTCTCTAGGAAGAAACGCAGCTTCCAGAATAGGCTGTCCGGGTCGCCGATCTTGTCAACGCTGTCCTCGTCGCGGGAACCAAAGCCAATGGTGACGCCGTCGTGCGTAAGGCCGATGGCGGCAGCCGTTGCCACTGAGAGCCATGATACGCCCATGTCTCGGGATTTTTCGGCGGTCCCACGGCGACGACCGCGCCAAAGCTCCATGACCCATCTGACATATTCGCGCTGCTTGGGAAAGAGGAGGAAGGGGACACGTGTGAAGCCCCCGATGTCTGCGTTACGCGGGTCATAGGTCATTCCCCAATCGTTGATAAGATCGTCCGGGTGTTCTCGGTACCATGCGCGCACGCCCGGGATAAGGCCGGGATCTTTGCGCAGCCGCTCCAGCATGTCCAAGCGCTGTTGGAAGACCGGCAGGTAGTCGGGGCGGCGGAAATCAAAGGTCAATCACACGCCCCGCACGAATTCAGCCAGCGCCCGGACGGACGGCAGCGGGCATGTGGTCAAGGTGACCGGGTTGCTGGTGCCCATAAGCTCGCTCAACACGTCGGCCAGGTAGTCCCCGAGGGTCTTCCAGTTTTCGTCAAGCTCGGCCTTGGCCTCTTCTTGGGCTTGCTCGTAACCCGCGTCAAATTGGTCTTGCATTGCTTCGGCGTGTTCCGTTGCAGACACCATCTGCGCCATGGCCTCGCACTGCTGGATTACGACCGCCTGCAGGGCGTCGCGCTCTTCGGTCACTAGATGTAACGACTGGTCCAGATCAGCAAGCTCTTGCATCTGCGGGCCACTCAATTTGTGTTCGTCTTGGCAAGGGCACGGTGTTTCCCCGTCCGCTTGCTTGCCTGTATACGCGCAGTGTTCGCATCCATCCATCGTCTCGCCAACCTTTTCCAAAAGCCCGAAGCTGATATAGCCCCGGTTGTCGCATTGGGCCATGCGGCCCTCAATTCCGGTCACGGTGCCCACCCATGTGGACCCGCGGTGCATGTCGGGCCGCCAACGGACCCGGTCGCCTACTTGGAAGCTGACAGGCATGACCACGCCAGCAATCCGAAGACCCCGCCGCACATGAAACCGAGCATGAACGCTATCATGGCGTAAACTCCCCCGGGGAGGGCAGCGTGTCGCAATATAGGACGCGCGGCCACACTTGCGGGTTTTGGTCAATCAACTCGGCGGTGCACTCGCATTTGGTCCGGCAGTGCTTGACCGAGAAAAACGCCCCGTCAATCGTGCCCTTGGTTTTGAAATACCTTTCGCCAATTTCAATCTGCCGGCCACACGTCCAGCATTGGTGGGTTTTGCGGGCGCGATGGTAGTCGTGCCCAAACAGTTGCAGCCCCTTAGTCATTTCGCCAACTCCCCCAAGTCCCCGCGAAAGTCCACGTCCGGCAAAATCGTCTGTGGCTTGAAAACCACACGATAATGGTACGTGCTGACGTTGTTGGGCTCCAGCTGTTCCACAAAGTAGGTCACGTTGTCGGACAGGCCGAGAAAGTGCTTCTTGAACTGGCGTTCGCCGGTCTTGCAGGTGACAGTCAGCTGGCCCTTGCTATCGCTGTTGCCCAGCGAGCACAGGCCTTCGATGCTGAGCATGTAGCCGCCGGTGATGCCGTTGTAGAAGATCACGCGCCGATTTACTTCGAAATTATCTGCCGCTTTGGACAGGTTCTGCGACGCAATGTCCGCGTCGGTGCAAGCTACCAGCAAAGGCAACAGGGAAACTGCGGTAACCAATTTTTTCAGTGTCATTTCGCCAACTCCAATTGTTTAGGATTTGACACTACCGTCATTTAGCCGTCCCTGTCAACATCCGGTTATAGGCCGCCGCCGCCTCGGTCGGGTCGGTGGTGGTCAGCTTGTAGGACGCCACCTTGGCCTCAAGGTCAATCCGCAGCTTGTCGTCAAAGGCCCCGAGGATGCGCCCGATCTGTTCCAGCGCCTTGTCCTGATTGGCGAAGAGGATCTTTGGCCCCTCCTTGGTCTGCTGCACGCCCCTGTAGAGCGCAAGGGCACCAGGTGATAGCTTGGTGGTGTCGCGCGGCACAACGCGCTCCAGGCCCTCCCCCTCGCATTTGATGCACTCAGGATTGGGCGGTGCGGTGAAGCGGTAATCCAGGCCGCCGGTGGGGTCGGGGGCCGGCCCCTTCATGCCCCCGGCTTCCCACCTGACCACAGCGTCAAGGTATTCGTGCTCCTTCCAATGGAACGCCCCATCACGACCCCAGCAATGCCGGCACGCGCCGACCTTCACGCCGATCAGCTCATTGGGGTCGGCCATGGCAATCGCAAGGTAGCGTTTGGCCAGCTCGTCAACGCTGAAACGGAAGGGGCCTTCGACCGCCGTGCGCTTGATATTGCGCAGAGTATCTATCCTTAGAGCTACATTAGGATTTTGTGCTAGGCGGCTGGCGGACACGGCCACAGAGTTATCGCTATCGGTCTTGGGCTGGTAAGCCTCACGATACGCCGCGCTCAAGCTATAGCCCTCGGCCCCGACGAGGTGGGCAAAGCGCTCTTGTTTTTCAGTCATGACTTTGGGGGTTTTCTTCATGACCACAATCTAGCGGCGTCCGGGCCAAATTGTCAAATACCCTGCAAACCCCGCATAATTTATATGATTTAAAGTTTGGGGTGGGTATAAATTTTGTATATATTACAACACCTTAAGTGCGTAATACCCCTATACCCCTAACATATTACATACGCGCTGCTGAGTACCTACTTACCTAGTCACTATAATTATATAAATACAATTGACTAAGCAACATGCCATTTGCCGCCCGTAACCAGACATACCCCTGTTTTGGGGTATTTCGCCTAAACCTATGATGCGAATAGTATATTAGCGGCCCACATACCCCGGGGTACGGGGTAAATCGGTCGTTGACCACCTTCCATAAAACATATAGCGTCTGACTAAGCGACTAACTAAGAGGTTATGGACATGGCAACAAAATACATGGTGATGAACGAAAATGGCGAAACGGCGCTGGTCACCGACCCGAGCGGCTGGATGACTATCCTCTATGTTGAGGAAGAGCCGACGATCCAGGATCAGCGCGCGGTGTTGCACGCTCAATTTGAGTGGGGCAACGTGCAGCGCGAAGTCCGCTTCCTGCGCATGTGGCTATCCATGCTTGAGCCCGCGCTCGGCATGGCCATGGACCCTTTTGAGACGCGGCCTGACCCGCAGACTTCGGAAGCCCTTGACAAGATCCACAATGACGCGTGGCGAGCATTTGACGCTATCGTCAAATCGTGGTATGGGACCAATCAGGAAAAGTGGTACGCCATGGGCCGGACGCCACTGCTGGCACATTATTTCGGTTTTCGGAAACGGCCTTTGAACGCGAGGGAGACGATCATGTATCAGACGCAGATAATGACAGGCGTCGTGCCGAGCGTCACAGACCCACGCGCAAAGCCGATAGTAGAGCCCGCTACCGGCCTCAAGTGGGCCAGCGCCGCCGATCTTGCCATAGAGCTCGATTGCCACCCGCAGACCATCTATAACCACACGTCCCGGGGCAACCCAAAGACCGTGCAAGGCCGCGTCTTTATCCGCGACCCAGACCACGACCCCAACGCCCCGCTGCCAGGCAGTTGGGACGCCAAGACACCTGAAGAGAAAGAAGCTTCCCGCCGCCTGGCCCTCGCCAACGGCTTCCAACCAAGGAATTGACCTGATGACCAAAGCAACACCGGAAACAATTGACGCATGTGTGCAGATCGCCAACCGATATGGTGTTTTGGAAGGCCGCGCCTTTGACATGGTATCGCAGATCCTCGCTTGCTCCCCGCCCACGGCAGTAGAGCCGGTGGCGGTGCCTTTCATGTACGGCATAGCTTGCCCCGATGGGTGGGCCTATTTTGATGAGCATTGCGTTGATGGTGATCGGTACAGCCTTGAAACGGTGATCGAGGAGCAAGAGCTTGAAGGCCACCACGTGGTCCCCCTTTACGCGACCCCTCCAGCCTCCACCGACCTGCGGGAGGAGAACGAGCGGTTGCGGGCGAGCCTGACCGATGAAGTCACGGTTCGCTTGAATGCCGAGGCACGCTTGCAGGTGGTGGTGGATGCGTTGAAGCCGCAACCTATTGCGAATGAACAGGCTGAAATTCTGTTCTGTAAAATAACGGAAATCTACCACTCGGCACAGGCCATCGCGAGTGCCCCAGATAGATATGACGGATCGGCACAGCGGGACATTTTGGCGGGCCATATCGTTGATTTGTTCTATTCGTTTAAAGCGATCCTTGGTCAAGCCGATCAGCCGGTGGCGTGGATGTTTGAGGTAGAAAGCAACCACGACTATGGCCCGGATACTGAGTTTTCTCAATTCGAAGATGAAGACTTCGAACAACGGGCCATCATCAGCAAGACGCCCCTCTACACCTCCCCGCCAGCCGACGAAGCTGCACAATTGCGGGAGGAGGTCGAGCGGTTGAAGGAGGAGAAGGTAAAGCTTCTCGCGAACTACAGTTCTGCGCTCAGGTATCATGCCGAGGTCAACACTGAAAATGAAGCCCACACCACCGCCGCCGAAGCCAAGGCGGAGAAGCTGGTGGAGGCGCTGCGCTTTGCTAAGGACCATGCAGAATTTGAAGACGAGGCGCTTGATATTATAAACACCGCCCTCGCGCAGGAGGTGAAACGTATCCCGGCCCGCATCTGGGACGATGAGCAAAAGGCTTACGTTCGCAACCCAGTCCTCGACCAGAAAGGCGGTGAGAACCATGGTTGAAATCATCAGCAAGGGAATTCCAGACGCAGAGCGAAAATACTTCGCGACGTGCAGCAAATGCAAAACGTCCTTCAGCTTCAAGAAGGGTGAAGCAAGACTGGTTTATGACCGGCGTGACGGGAATTACCTCGAAATAGCGTGCCCGGTTTGCCCGCGTATCTGCAACGTGGACGAAACGCCGAGAGGGCACAGCTCATGGTAACTGACCACGCATCAACAGCCGCCGCCATTGTCGCACGAATAGCAGATCAACACGTCAGGCAGGAGGATATACAGGCGGATATCGAGAAAGCGCTGAGGGAGGCGGTAGAGGCCAGATGGTTGCCGATTGAGAGCGCGCCGAAGGACGGGAGCCACATCTTGGCTTATGGCGAGGAGCCGTGCCGTGGCGGCGGCTTCCATGTGCGTGAAACATATTGGGCCTTCTACGGCAAAGGCTCAATAGCGAAGGCGGCGTTTGACCGTGGGGAAGGTCCATCGGGCCGTTGGGAATGGGGAGAACCAATCCATAACTGGTCATCGTCGTGGAAGCCCACCTATTGGATGCCACTCCCAGCCCCGCCAGCCGCCATCAGGGAGGACCAGCCATGACCATTCCAGAGCATATCCGCGAAGAGGCGGAGGCTTGTTACCTGCACTGTGAACAAATGGACAGCTACGGCATAATTGAAACGATAGCCACCGCCCTCCTTGCCGCTGAACAGCGGGGGATGGAGCGGGCGGCGGAGATAGCAGAAGAGGAGCAGCAAGGGCAACGCATGATGAAGGCCCAAGCTGGAGCGCAAAACGACCGCAAAGCCAGCCGGGACCACGAAAGCATGGCAATGTGTGCAGGGTTTATCGCAGCCGCCATCCGCAAGGCAAAGGAGCAATTGAAATGACCCGATACGTGATTATCACACTGGCCGCCCTGTCCCTCTATATCATGACCGGCCTCGGCGTCTGGTCGGGGATCGCTGCGCGCGAGCCTGGCGGCGCTGACCTGATTTACACCACGGTCCCGCTGTGGCCGGCGGTCCTTATCGGGATGACCGTTGACCGGGTGTTCTACCCGCCGCGGGGGTGCGCGCAATGATCAGGGATAGAACCAGCTCGCCGTCAGCCCCAACGGATGGCACCGGTGCCAGATAATTGCGTAGCTGCGTGTCAGCAGCTCGTCTTTCGGCAGGGGCGATGACCACGGGCCGAATTTGTAGGTGCCGGGCGTGCGGGTGCGCGGGCCGTTCAGGAAGGTGACCGGCACCACCTCTTCCTCGTCGTCGGGGTTCTCCCAATACCAGGTTACGTGGTCAAAACTGCAACTGCGCAGCTTGGTCGCGGTGCCATAAAAGACCGTGGTCCCGTCCGCTTGTTCTGTCGCCCGGGTGATCGTCGTGCCGGCTATGACTGGCCACAACCGGCCCTCGACAAAAGGGCCTATATTCTGGTTCCCGAATAAGATGGCGGTCCAGGTGACGGCAAGGATAAGCCCGGCTCGCATCACCGGCCATTTGTCGAGGAAGGCCGCGCGGGCCTCGGCCATATACCATGATAGTGTCATCCCATTTGCTCCTTGCGGGATTTCCACACGCGCATGATGATTTCAACGACCACGACGCCCGAGACCCCCATGAGGAAGCCCCCGACGCTGGAGGCCTGGTCTGTGGGCAGGTTCAGAGAATTGCCCGCCCATGTGAAGAGGGGAACGCCGATCGGCCCGAGAAAGTAGGCCGCTGTTGCGCCCACGAATAGCTTGCGAATGCCGGGAAGCACGCCTTCCCATTCCATGACCGCGTTGACCGCAGATCCCGCGAGGCCGGCTAGTGCCAGCTGCCCTTTATCGGTTGACAACCAGTCCCATAAACTCACGTCGCCCAACCAAACCTTTTGGCAATCCGCCACCACGCCCAAGAGGCGCCGGCGACCACGGTCCCAAATACAGGCTGCAGCATGTCGGCTGTCTGCTGGCTATCAAGTAGATCGTGCAGCTCGGCATTGATGCGGCCCGAGGACATGAGCCAACCAGCTACGATATAGAGAATGATGCGCGGATATACGGACAAAGCAGCCCCCAAAGGTTGACCCAAGACAGGGGAACACCAGGGGGCTGCATTTGTCAAGACATGAGGCCCCGCAGACGGTCCCAGAATGAGCGCTTGACCACAGCGGGGGCCGGTGGTGCGTCCACTTGTCCCGCCTGCAGCAAAGCCTTAACGTCCACGCGCTTGCCTTGGTTCCACAGCACCTTGCCCGAGCTGTTGGCCGGATAGACCATGACCAGCCCATTGCCCGAGTATCGGCCATACTGGAAGAGATCGCGCTCCTTGGTGCGGCGTCCGATGATTTCCGGCGGCTTGTTCCAGTCCATCATGCCCTTGGCGGCCCCGGCGCGGTCACCGGCGTTCAGCTTGTCCATGAAGGACGCCCGGCCTATGGCCCCGCTGTTGTAGTGAAAGTGCACCAGGGCGTCATACTCGTGCTGCTCCACCGGCACCTTGAGGGCCGCGTCAACGCCTCGCTCGTATTTGGCAATGTCCACCTTGAACATGTCGATAGCCTGTTGCACGGTCAGCGTGCCCGTAAAGGACCGGGGGTCCAGTCCGCCCGCCGCCGCCGTGTGGCCAACACCGATCGTCCAGACCTTGACGCTGTCCAGATAGCGATTGACCACAAGGCCCTCATTCCCGGCCAGCATCACCAGCCCGTCAATGCTCATTTTCATATGCCAGTCTCCTTAAACAAAAGTGCCCGGAAAACCGACTGTAACGAGGGGCTTTCCGGGCTTTGCGGCGAACTATTTACGTCGTTGATCTCTACAAGAGGGACAGATTAACGGGACATGCGCAACCTCCCGGCCAAGGGCCATTGTTGACGATAAACGCGGCCCCTCGGGGTCACACGCTGCAGGGATAGACTACGGGGAAATGACGGCAGCGTCAATGCTCAAATATCAGGTGATGCGACTTGGCAAAAATAGATGGTCGACGACCTAATTATTTAATAAAATCAATGTGTTGACCGAGTGAATCCACTTAAGCAAAAACCCCCGCTGGTAACCAACCAACGAGGGCTTTGCATATATGACCCGCATCGGTACCAGTTTGCGGGAGATGGTGACCGGCTGGACCCGGCCCCACAAGGAAGTCACTTTGAACTCTGAAGCCCCGTGACCATAACCTTGCGGTCAGTGATCGTCAATAGACGCCGGGCCCGAAGTCTGGCCCACCCGGCATGGCCTTGTTCCGCTTCGGTCGGCATCACGAGCAGGCGATAAATCCCCGTGAAAAAGTCCTTTCATTGTTTACGCATCATCCCCGTCTTTCGACCGGTGATCTCGCTCACAAAGCTCGCCGTCCTGACATGTAGATCTTACGTCTATTTGTTGGGCCTGTCAAATGAAAAACCCCTCACACGGTTGGCGGCGTGTGAGGGGTCTTGACCTGTAGACAGCTTCCATGACTACGAGGCGAACACTAGCGGGACTTGACGCCGTTGTCAAGCTGGCCGCTGATGGCGTTGGTTTGGGCTTGGGTGTAGGCCCTGGCGCAGGCCGCCGCGTCGGTTAGGTTGTTCCATGCCAAGCTGTCTATCTTGCAATAGAGGCGGGGCTTGGCGTTGTCGGGCTGCACGTTGTTGTTGACCCGGCCTTGCGAGGCTTCCATGGCCGGGTGGATGTCGTAACCGAGCGAGCGCAGCACCTCCCGGCGCTTGTTGCGGGGGACAGCCCCGGCGAGCTTGCGGCGGTCCAGCAGATCGTCCAGCTTTATGCTTGAGATCCACCCGCCGGCAAATCCCGGGCGGTCCTCGCCGACGGCCTCCAGGATCTCTTGCTCGACACGCCCGCGGCTGGCGGCCTTAGCGGCACCCATGGAGGTGGTGGCCGGCGCCCGTGTGGCCAACTGGTTGGGGTCCAACTCGGCATTCAGGGGCCGGTTGCGAAGGTAGTGGTTGACCACACGCAAGCCGTAGTTGGGGCCGTGCTCGGCGTAGGCGTTGCGGCCCATGAGCCAGTCATACAGGTCAGAGAAATAAGCCGGGGTCATGCCGTCCCGGGTCAGGTGCTCGGGCCGCTGCTGCGCGGTGAAGAGGACGGAATAGCGCCGGGTCTTGTCATCGACGGGCACGCCATCGTCATGGTTGGTCGTGATGATACCGTTTGCGCGATTGTCCCCGGTGGCCTCTTCCACGCCCTTGGCTTCAATGGGGACCACGCGATTGGTTACGGTCGTCTTGAAGGCTTCGAAGAATTGGCGGCGGTCGGGCGCGTATACCTCTTCCAGGCCAATGAAGCGCTTGCCTTCAATCCAGCCGTTAAAGTTCATGCCGTTGCGCACCATCTTGTCAACGTTCGGCAGATGGCAGTAGCGCAGGCCGATGGCGAAGACCATGACTTGAATGTGGATGGTCTTGCCGTTGCCCTCAGCCCCTTGGATGACCGGCCACCACTGCGCCTTGAGGCCCACATTCTGAACGCATGACGCCATGTAGGTGAGCAAGATCTCCTGGTCCAGCGGGTCCGGCAGCTGGCGGGCCACAAGGTCAAGGTAGGGGCTCGGGTCGCCCTCGTCGGCAGGCGTGTCGATGTCAACGTAGGTGTTAGCCAATCTCAATCCGGCGTCCATGATCACGCCGCCGGTCCCGAGCTCGGGCCGGAAACAAAGCCGGTCGGCAATGGTCGGCGCGTACTGCTGCGCTTGCGTGTAGGCGGTCCATGCCGCCGTGGTGTTCTTCTTGCCATCCGGGGACAGGGTGAATTCATAGCCGCCGAAGACCGCGTTAAAGCGGCCCTCGTCCAGACGCTCGCCGCGGGGCGTCAGGATCTTGTGGGGGCCGGACACATAGACACAGCCCGCAAAGTGTTTCATTTGCATGTCGTAGCCCATGACGTGGTGGCCGTCGCGGGGCTTAAAGCCAGTGTCAATCATGACCTGCTGGCTCGGCGGCGCTGGCACGGGCTTGGAGGGCGCTGGCTCCTTGTAGACATTACGCACCCCGCGGCGCGCGTTGACCACGGTATTTGGCAGGTATTCGGGCCGGTCGTCCCACTTGGGGCGGGCAAGCGCGGACATTCTCATGAGCCGGTCCATGCGCTCGCAGTCACGCCCCGCCCAAAAGGCCAGTTGATTGGCAAGTGCCTGGTCCGCGCTTGAATGGTCAAAGTCGCCGCCGGGCTGGTTGGACGGCCAGCGTGCGGCCAGCGTGGGCACGTCGGCGGTGAAGAGGGCGGCAAAGGCCACCTTGTCCGACGCAGCCCCGCCAAAGGCCGCCGCAGCGCTGTTGCCCCCATTGGATCGCATGGCCCGCGCGATCAACTCCAGATCGTCGGCAGGCCCCGACCATTCCGGGTCCGGCTCGTTCGTCCAGTCATCCGCCCCTACCTCAAAAACCACGGGTGCGAAATACTGCCCCACCAATGTGGCTAAGGCCGCGTCGTGCTGTGTGCTGACCGAGCCCACCGCCTGCAGGCCGGTCAGGGCCACAAAGCGCTCTTGGGTGTAAAGCTCCAGGCCGAGGGGGATATTCTTGTTGCGGTGCTCGGGCAGCGATGCATAGGAGCCGATGATATGGAGGCCGGTGCCAGACTGCGACACCTCGACCGCTGCGCCCGGGAAGCGCGCGCATAGCTCTTGCGCCAGCTGCGACCACTGGCCATTGACCAAGGCTTTGTCCACATCCAGAAAAAAGAAAGGGTCGCGGGCGGTGAAGACAAAGCCAACGCCAGTCATCCCGGCCATGGACGCGGCCTGGTCATAGGTGCCCCATTCCGCCGGGTTGGTGGAGGAGGCTTTGCGGCCCGTGATAGGGGAATACGGGATCTTGTCGTGCTTCTGGCGGTCTTCATTCCATTCAAGACGCCAAGCGACGAACTGCGGCCAAGCCGCCAAGGGTGCCAACGGGGAAGCGATCATGTGTCAGGCCACCAGTAACCGGGCGGCAGCTGCTTTCACGTCGTCGGGGGCGTCCATGACGATCTGGTGGCGGTCGCCGAGGCCCTGCGCCACGATGGACAGAATGCCGCGGTCCACGGCCTCCTTTAGCACCGCGCGCTTAAGGTCGGGCATGGTGCCAAATACGTTGTTGATGGTCCCCGGAGCGACGCCCGCGGCCTTGGCCACAGCCTCCCGGGTGATCCACTGATAGCCCACCTCGGCGGCCAGCTCCACCGCCGCTTTTAGAATTCGATTGTCTCGGTCTTCGATAATTTTCACCATTTGGCATGCGTCCTTCGAGATCGTGGTTGCGGCTGGTGGTACTCACCCCATTTAAAGCCTACCGTTTTGACTGGCCCACCGCTTTTAAGATACCCTAAGCCCTAAATGACATGGTCGTCAAGTAGGGCTGCCCTTAGGAACGCTTCGGCTTGCGGCGCGACAATGGCGTTACCATAGCCGCGCAATCGTCCCACTCGGGCGGGAGCCCCATGAGCCAGCGGGAATGTGCCGGGTTCAACTGGCCGCCACTTTCCATCCCGGCAGAAGAGCCAGTCAGCAT